GTGTATATCGCCTATGGGGATCGTGCTAGAAGAGAGGCAGAGATGTCGATAGCATCTCTGCGGAGATATCATCCGAGTTTGCCTGTGGTATTGATAGGAGATGTCAGGATTGATGGGATCTTGGGAGTTGAGTTTATAGATATGGCGAGGATCGATGGGGGAGGGAGGTGGGCGAAGGTGAATTTAGATAAAGTGAGCCCATTTGCTAGAACATTATATTTGGATGCGGATACGAGAATACGTGGGTTTGAGATGATTGAGGATGGGTGGGATCTGGCTATAACGGTCAGTACCCAGCAGGATTATAAAGATGTGTTGTGGCATATCGGGGAAGAGGAGAGAAGAGAGACGTTGGAACTATTGGGATATTGTCCGGTGCAGTTGCAATGTGGAGTGATGTATTTTGGGAGATCTGGGGCTATGTTGGATCTCTTCGATTTGTGGCGTGCGGAATGGTCGAGGTATGAGGATCAAGACCAAGGAGCGTTTTTGAGGGCTATTTGGAAGATGGGTGACAAGATCAAGATATGGATCTTGGGAAGATCGTATAATGGAGGGGAGTTGGTATCCCATTTATTTGGCAAAGCCAAGGAGATTGTAGATGCCTGAGATCGATTATCCCAAGATAGATAAGTTGATAAAGATTGCTCATGATCACAGGTTTGATGAGATTGGGGCAGATGCTAGGGAGCAGTTGGTCAGGATGATTAATGCAGATCCCAATTTAGAGGGTTATGGTCCGCTAGCGAATTTGGTGTGGTTAGATATGGTATGGAACAACATCAACAGATATCCTCCGTTGAGGAAGAGGAACAGGTTTATACAATGAGAGTGCATGTTGTTGCCACCAGTCCATTAGGGGATCAAGTATTAGCGAGGAAGGCTAGATATCTTGCTGAAGGTCTGGGTTGGAGTATCGGTGAAAACCCGAGAAGAGATGTTGATGTCAATGTGTTTTTTCCGTACATCGATTATGCGGAGAGGTTCCCGGGGTGGGATCTCACCAAGACGGTGGCTTATTTCACGCACAAGGATACCAACAGGAAGGAGAAGGAAGGATGGTGGGATCTGGCTAAGAGATCGGTAGATGTCAGGGTTACATCATCAAAACTCAATCTTCCTGATCTCCAATCGAGTGGGAGCACGTATCTGGCTCGCCCTCCGGTTGATGCTACTCTATTCTCCCGAAAGAAACCTACTGACAATGACGTTTTACTTATAGGGATTTCGGGCGTTTCCTACGGGGATGGTAGGAAGGGGGAGGATTTGATAGATGGTTTGATGAGAAGTCCGATAGGGAGAAGATGTAAATGGGTGGCGTCTGGGAGGGGGTGGACGATAAGCCACAGGTGGCGCAGATGGGAAGATATGGCTGAATTTTACCAAGGGATCGATATTTATTTATGTGCCAGCAGGGTTGAGGGAGTGCCAATGCCTCCGTTGGAGGCTTTGAGTTGTGGAACTGCGGTGCTCATACCGTCTGGGGTTGGGATAATGGATGATCTTCCAGAGATACCGGGGATAAGACATTACAGGATGGGGGATCTCGAAGATCTTATCAGCAAGACCGAGTTATTGTGTGATGATATTAAAATGGGGATCGTGGATGGTGAGGAGTTGAGGGCGAGTGTAGCGGAATATAGTATAGAGAACTGGTGTGCTGATTTCAGAGTGGCGGTAGAGAGTTTGATATATGATTATGAAGGAGCGTTAGAGAGATATCCGGTGCGGATCTCTGGGGGGTGGGAAGGTAAAGCTGGAATGTATTGTGTGGCTTTTGGATCTCCGTCAAGGGAGTGTGCCAAGACCTGTATAAGATCATTTAAAGATTATATGCCCGAAGTTCCGATCGCATTTGGAGGAACAAGGGAGTTGGGAGCGGGAGAAGATCTGTTTATACATCTTCCGGATGTGGACATAGGGGGAAGGTTGGGGAAGTTGTCAGTTTATGAGGTTGTTCCCGAGGGGTGGGAGTATATTTTATACATGGATGCGGATACGGAGACTGTGGGGGATCTCTCCTTTTTGTTTCAGGTGTTAGCGGATGGGTGGGATATATTGATTTGCAAAGATATGTCCAAATATCATGTTGCTTGGAACATGATTAGACCGGATAACAAAGCCGAGTTTGACGAAACTATCAGGAAGATCGGAACGGGAGAAGTGATGCAGTACAACGGGGGCGTGTTTGGGTTTAGAAGGAATGATAGGACGAAGAGGTTATTTGAGAGATGGTTGGATGAGTGGCACAAGTACGCTGCGAGAGATCAAGGGGCATTATTGAGGGCGTTATATGAAGATCCGGTGAGGGTTTATGTGTTAGGAAACCAATGGAATGCCTCAGACAGATATCCCTATCCATCGGGGGATCTGGCAGTTATACATCACAATATGACGGCTCGAAGGTGGGGAGGATTGATATATGGCAGAACGGATAGTGATGAGGCGTGGGAGCGTGTGGAGAAGGTGAACAGACCCGATGATAGAAACTGATCCGAAGAAAGTATACAAAGCCGGGGGGATGAGATTGGAGACTGCGGTTAGGTCTGCGGTGGTGATATCGCACAATAGATCTGGGGGAACATTCCTATCCCATTGTCTGGACAGTCACTATGCGATCCATTGTTGTTTAGATGAGCCGTTACATGGTCACAGTTGGCATAGAAAAATATTTAATGCCAGTACGGAACAGATATTGGACTTTGAATTACACCGACCACAGGTCGAGGTATCGATGTGTAAGATAAGTCATACTCAATTTACTGATCTGGTAGAAGTTGCTCCCTATTTGAAGGACAATGGGATCAAGATAATCCACTTGACGAGAGATAATATTTTATTGTCTGCGTTGAGTGAGGTGGTCAGACATCAACAGTACAAACCGACCCATGCCTTTTATGAGCGACCGTTGTTCCGGAAGATCAATATAGACCCCAAGAAGGTTGTTGAGGTCTGTGACAGGATGAGATCTCGCAGGATCGAGGTTATGAAGTTGATTAAGTTTTATGAGTATGATGAGGTGCTATATCTTGATTACAAAGATTTGGTGGGAGAGGAGGGGCGAGAAGTTGTTGGCATTCCCATTCCAACGGGGGAGAAGATCTGTGATTATCTTGAAGTTGGTTATGCTCCCTTGTTGGCGCCTTCGATGAGGAAGGTTAGTTATCCCCCGGCGCAAACGATATTGAATTGGGAAGAGGTCAAGAGGGAGATAAAGGGAACAATATACAAGAAGTTTATTCCGGGAGTGGAGGCTATCCGTGTTGAAGAAGAAGAGATATAGACCACTGCGGGTTTATGATGATTTATTGGAGAAGAACCCGACCACCAGAGAGGCGAGCCAATGTGTGGTTATATACAGTCCTTCGATAGATGAATTGTTGTTTGGGATATATGGAAGAGAAGGGTTGTGTTTAAAGTTGTTGACATCAAGAAGATATCCGGATGGTATACCGGAGGGGGAGGAGATCTGGCAGAAGGCTTATTTAGATGAGGTGTCAATGGTGCAGAATATATTTGCGAGGGTGGGGATCTCTCCAAGGGTTTATGATTTAGTGAGAGTGAATGACAAGTACCCTGCACAGGTCTGCGATTATGTTGTTCCCGGGGATCGAGAGAAGGATACCGGAGCGGTGTTGAGTGTGATGGAACGATATGGGATCGTGCATCGCAGGATCGAGATAATCCAGAATGAGCAAGAGACATGGAGGAATGGGATGTTGGTGGATTTGGGGGGATTTAAGTTTAGAGATCTGGGGGATTATGAGAGGGGGTTGTCAGAGAGGATTAGGACAAGGAAGGGGAAGATATTTGATAGTGCTTATCAGCCTGTCAAGGCTATGAAGATCGATGGGGCGAGAGATCTTGATTACAGAGTGGAGTTTATGGGATTAGATAAGAGGGATTGGAGTGCTCTTGATGTCCTTGATATTGGTTGTAATACTGGGGGGATCTCGAGGATTATTGATGGTTATGGGGCTAGGCGTGTGGTCGGGATCGATAAACCCGAGAAGGCTGAGTTAGCATTTGAGATCTCCAATCTATTGGGGAACTGGAATATTGATTACCTCGGGGTTGATGCCACAAGAGAAGATCTGGGGGATTATCTATTCGAGATGACCGGGATTAGGAGATTTGATGTGGTTATGTTTTTGGCGGTTTTTGGTCATTTAATGCGGAAGGTTGCTGATAAACTGTCCTCCGATGGGTGTTCGCTGTTTGACGAGTGCACAACTCTGTCAATGCTCGACTATGAAGATGAGAAGTACAGATTTGTGAGTGATAAACTCAGCACAACTCTGTTATCCGTTGTTGAAGGTGGTGGAATAGTGTATTTTGAAGGACATGGGGGCTTACCCAAAGAGGCTTATGATGGATGGTTGAGAGCCACATTTAGATCGGTAAATTACATGGGGATGACCAACGATAATTATCCTAGAGCTGTATATTGGTGCTTCAATGGTTGATGAGAATAAGTTGATTAAGATTGATTTACATCTTCCGCAGGAAGATTTGATTAGGGTTGTTTGTGAGGCATGTCCGGAGGGGATTTATGCTCTTGATTATGCCAGACAGGTGGTGCCTCGGTGCAAGAGGGAGATTGATTTATATGAGGCTTTATATCTTTACTGGTTTGCCAGTCAATATAATTATCCGGGATCTCGGATATTGGAGATCGGAACTGCGTGGGGTTATTCTGCGTCAATACTCGCTCAGGCGTGTAAATTGGGGAGAATTACCACTCTGAACCCTAAAATGGCTGAATTTGAGCCTGCGAAGAAGAGATTGGGGATCTTCACCAATGTACAGGCAAGGATGATAAAGAGTACGGATTATTTGGATATAACGAAGGGGGATCTGTGGGATCTTATATTTGTTGATGGGGATCACGCAGGGGTTAAGGGGGATCTCCCCTATTGGAACAGGTTGAAGGTCAATGGGTTGATGTTGTTCCATGATTACGCTCCTGCGGATGCGAAGAGGCGTCCTTGTGCTCCGGTCTACGATGCAGTGAATGAATTTTATGGGTGGTTGAGGGGGGAAGAGTACCCACAGGAGTTGTTTGATGTGAGTGTTATTGATGAGTTTGGGTTTGGTATGGTCGGATTTTATAAGACAAAGAAGTATGCTGAGAAGATATATGGTATCCCCTAAGCTATCGACATGGTATCGATAGGGTATGAATTTACGAGCATACCGTATAGATAGGGTATGGATACCATATGACATAGTAATAGTTAAAGGAATAGTAATAGTTAAAGGAATAGTAATAGTTAAGAAGTTGAGGAAACCTACATAATGATCTTGGATGTAAAATGAAGTTGTTAAAGATTGCGTTAGTGCATAGGATCTCTCCGAGAGCAGGAAAAAACAGGATGATCGGTTGGTGGAGTTATCCGGTTAGTGGTATGGTCTGGGATCACATTCCCGTTGATAAGGGGTTTGTATTGAACCGGGGATTGTTGGGGAATGATTATGATTTGATATTTTATGAGGATGCTAAGATCTGGGGGATGTGGAAGGGCTCGGAGACTATCCCGATTATCTATCACATCGGGGATAGTGTATTGAGCAGATCCCATTATATGCATCGGGTTAGGGAGGGGAAGAATGCTGATTTATTGTTGATAGAACAGGATCAAGATAGCAGGTTTAGAAGATTGAATAAGCCAATTGCCCGGTTTGGTTATGCGGTCAATGATCGGGTGTTTAAAGATTATGGAATGAAGAAGGATGTTGATGTGTCATTTCATTGCAGAACCAAGGACAGTCCTAAGAGAGCGGAATTATTGGGAGAATTGAAGAGATTTTGTGAGAAGAGGGGATATACATTTGCCTGTGGGAACAGATATGGGGTGGATTATGCGAAGGCATTTAATAGGTCGAAGATAACCGTAAATTTGAATAGAGGGTTGGGGATTAGATCACACCGGATATATGATGCCATGGGGTGCAGAACTTGTGTTGTGTCATCCCCTCCGCCGGCAATACCCGACGAACCTGCAGTAGCAGGGGTGCATTATTTGACTTATAATATTGAGTATGCTAAATTATTTGAGATAATTGATGGGTTGATGGATCTGGGATCTTGGGAGTTGTACGCCGATGCAGGATATAGTTTAGTAAAGGATAAAATGAATTGGCGAGTGAGATCTCAACAGTTACGAACAATTTTGATGAGGTTTTTGGTTACGGATTGGGCTAGGAGATAAGAGATGGCTGAATATTGTAGTCCAGATGAGTTAAGGGCTCAGATTGGGAAGAGTGGGAAGGATGGTCCGGGATCGGATGTCAATTTAAAACTCCTGATCTCTGCGGCGTCCGAGGTTATTGATGGGCTTTGTAATCGACCAAACGGATTTATAGCTGACACAAGTGCTTCTGCGAAGTATTATGCCGGGAGTGGTTATCCCTATCAGAGGATAGATGAGTGTGTTGAGGTGACTGAAGTTGCGGTCAAGGCTAATCCGACCATGAGTACATTCACGGTCTGGACATCTCCTACTTCTCAGTTTGCAGGGGATGGGGATTATGTGGTTTGCGCTGGGGATCCGAATTATCCTGATTTTAATATTCTCCCCTTCACATTATTGTTAATAGATCCGAGTGGGGCTTATGGGTTGTTCACTTCCGGGGAGTTTACAACAAGGGGTGGATTTAGACCTACAACCGGGATCTCCCGGGGGATGCCAACAGTGAGGGTTACTGCGAGATGGGGGTATAGTGAAGAAGTACCAACCCAAGTGAAGGAGGCTTGTATAGCATTGACATCGAGGTTTTTTAAGCAGGGGGAGGGTGCATGGGCAGACACCCTCGCTTCTGTGGAGATGGGGAGGATGTTGTACCAGAGGGAGAACATGGATATAAAGTTGATGCTGGAAGGATCAAGGCTAATTAAGCCAGCGATAGGGAGAAGGTTATAAATGACTGAGATGGTGGATTATAAAGTTCAAGGGGAGATCGAGTTGCAAGAGAAGATAAACCAGATGATTAGGGATCTCCATGGACAACCCGTACTGGATGCGATGAGGCAATCAACCCTCGAGGTTGAAGGTGAGGCTAAAAATAATCTGGTATCTTGGCAAAACAAGCAGGTTGGGGGGGTTGATAGGGGAGATTTGAGATCTTCCATTACACCTGAGGTCACCACTAGAGGAGATGTGGTTATAGGGATTGTTGGGAGCAAGTTGGAGTATGCTCCCCATGTTGAGTATGACTGCCGAAAACACTTTCCTCCGATCTCGGCGTTGACATTATGGGCTGAGAGGCATCATACATCCGCTTATCTGGTAGCGATATCGATAGCAAGGAAGGGAACAATAGGGAAGAAGTACATCCGGAATGCTATTGAGAAGAAGAGACAGACTATCCACGATTTATTCAAGAAGGCTGCGGGAGATGTGGTGAATAAGAGGTGATGGATGGGAACTAGACAATTGATTTCAGGTATATTAGGGGATTTGAAGGATACGTTTGCCGAGAGTGATTATCTTGAAGAGGTATTGAAACATAGTGAGATTAAGGAGAGTATCACCGATTATCCCATGTTGCAGATTTATGTCCAGCATGGGGAGCAAGACCCTACCGGGACTGCGGATAGATCAACCTTTGGTGCCCAGCAGAGACAAACCAGACTTGTTATCCATATGGATTATTATGCTCAACCGAGATCTCACATAGGAGAAGATATGGAGAGATTAGTTGATGGGATCGATGAGATATCGGCTATAATCGAGGCGCAGGATAAGAAACCATATTTTGGATCTGAGGCAATCAAGAGCTTTTCTTGGAATTGGGATCGGGTTGAGTTTGTTTATGGGAACAATAATTATGTTGGGGCGAGATTTTATTTGCGAGTAAGGATATATTGATATGGCTATTGATAGGGTATTGAAGAGTTTATCCAAGGGGGATCGCATAATTCCGAAGGGCAGTATAATTTGTGATGGGGATCTCCCCGATGCTAACCGAGAGATATTGCGAAACATGGGAGCGTTGGCTATAATATCAGCACCCCCTTTGGTTGAGGTGCCCGGATGGAAGGTCAGGGCAAATAGAGTTGAGCCATTGGGGATAGAAACTGCCGACCAATTTATAGAGGCAGACAATACCGAATTAAGGAGAGTGTTTAGATCGAGTGATGAGAGGATAGATAGGTGGAAACAGGAGTTAATAGATTGGCTTACAATTCCTGAGAAGAAGGGTTGATGTTAGACAATAAATTAAGATGGTCATCTTATAGGAGAGATTAAAATGGCTGAAACTACTACCGCAATTAATGCTTGTGATGCCAGCGTGTGGCTCGATGACGATGCTGGAACTCCCGTTGATATATCTGGGAGCACCAATGAGGTGGATATTAATTTTGATAATGAGATGGGGGAATATACTGTTTTTGGGAACAGATGGAAGAGACGAACCGAGTGTGGGAAGGATGCTTCATTTACCCTGCAAGTTGTTTACACAACCCAGACGGATGAGGGATTTGACCTGTTAAAGCAATGGTTTTTTGCTCATGCTCCGGGGAACAGGACTATTTCGATATATCTTCCGAACAAGAATGTTGGGAGCGACCATTATACAATGGAGGCAAAGCTTGCCAATTTAGCCTTCACGGCAACCGCCGGGGAAGGGGATCCAATGATGGTATCCGCTGAGCTTCTACCCGATGGTGAGGTTACCCATACAACCCTGTCAACCTAAACCGGATTGATGGGGATCAACAGAATAGAGAGGACAAGATATGCCAAGTCGAAGGTATAAATCCCGAAGAAGGATCAAGACAGATGATATTCAGGGAGAGGGATCATTTGTAGTTATAAGTGCGATGACCTATGCTCATGCACAAGATCTCTTCGCTGAAGATGGTGTGACATTATCTCAGAACTTCACGGCAGAACAGGGTTTTGAGCTGTTACAGAGATTGATATTGGAATGGAATTGGGTTGATGACGATGACGAACCCTTGCCTATCCCCTCGGAGGGGGAAGGAGTGTTAAAGGGTTTGCCAATCGAGGAGCTTGATTACCTTCTGGGTTTGATAAACATTACCAGAGTTTCAAAGGAAGAGGAAAAAAAAGAGCAAGCCTGAATGAGAGGTTGGTAAAGTATTTACACACTCATTCCGGGGCTCCTCCAATTGAATATTTAGAACTGGTATTGTGCAGGGATATATACCATTGCACACCGAATGAGCTGGCTGATATTCCGTGGGAGCAGATATTGGATCATTTACAGGTGATATCGATTGAGAATAAGGTACATGATCACAAAATGAAGTTTGCCAGCAAGAAGGCTAGGAAGAAGTGATATGGCAGATTACACCTTATCCGTAGAGATGACATTTGCTGACAAGACATCCAAAGGGTTGGATGCGGTCGGCAAAAAGCTCAAAAGTTTAGGGAAGGGATTGCAGAAGGCGGGAGTTGCCATGACGGCAGGAGTGACAGCTCCCGTTGTTGCTCTCGGTGCAGTTGCGATCAATGCGGCGAGTGACCTTGAGGAGAGTTATAACAAGGTCATGGTTGTTTTTGATGACTCGGCAAGTGTTATCACTGATTATGCGAAGACATCTGCCAAAAGTCTGGGAATGACAGAACAATCCGCATTAGAGGCGGCGGGAACTTATGGCAACCTGTTTACAGCAATGGAGATTGGTCCTGATGTTGCCGCCGATATGTCTGTGGGGTTGTTGGGGTTAGCTGCGGATCTGGCGTCATTTAATAATATGTCACCGGATGAGGTGTTGGATAAGTTGAGAGCGGGGTTGGTCGGGGAAGTTGAACCGTTGCGAGCCCTCGGGGTGAACCTGAACCAAGCAACAATCGCCGCCAAGGCTATGGAGTTGGGGTTGGTGGATGTCGAGGTGAACACGGCAGAGTTGGCGGCATTACAGGTCAAAGCCTCACAAGCGCAGGAAGAGTACAACAATGTAGTTGCCCGGTATGGTCCTTCGAGTGAGGAGGCAATATTGGCTAATGCTGATCTGGCTGCGGCTCAAACCAAGGTGGAAGAGGCTTTGGCGGGTACGGTCGATGCTCTTACCCCGGCACAAAAAACCCAAGCGGCTTATGCTCTGATAATGGAGCAGACAACCAATGCTCAGGGGGATTTCTCTAGAACATCAGATGGTTTAGCCAATAGTACGAGGATCTTGAAGGCGCAGTTTGGAGATATGGCAGCAAATCTTGGATCGGTATTGTTGCCAGTCGTGCAACAGGTTGTCAATTTTATATCTTCTCTGGTAGAGAAGTTTACAGCATTAAGTCCTGAAACTCAGAAGATCATAGTTATATTTGCGGGGATAGCTGCGGCGATTGGTCCTGTTTTGTTGGTGGTTGGATCTCTGGTATCTGCTCTGGGAACGATACTGCCGATTATAGGATCGATTGTAGGGGTGATATCCGGTCCTTTGGTGTTGGCGATAGGTGCGATTATCGGGATAGTGGCAGCTTTAGTCCTGGCTTGGCAGAACAATTGGGGTGGGATTAGGGATGTTGTTGCCACCATTTGGAATGAGAATATAAAACCCGCCATAGACAGCATCATATCAACTTTCAGGGATGTTTTACCAATTGTCCTTCAAGGGGCGAGTGATTTATGGTTGAATGTCCTCCAACCCGCACTTCAAACAGTTGCAGGGTTTATATCGGAGAATGTCCTCCCGGTGTTGGGGAAGATAATCCAATGGTTGTTGGAGCAAATTCCCCCGGCGATAGAGTGGGCGGCTAATTTCTTCACCGGAACTTTGGTGCCTGCCTTGACGGAGGTCTGGCAGTTTATCTCGGAGAAGGTTGTACCGATATTGCAAGCGGTCTGGGATTGGTTGGAAGTGAACATCCCGGCGGCGATAACTACTGTTTCCGGATATTGGGAGAACACACTAAAACCAGCGTTACAGACGGTCTGGGATTTTATCTCAACCAAGATCTTTCCGATCTTCCAACAGGTCTGGGATTGGTTGGAGTTGAATATACCCGCAGCTATCAACACGGCATCTTCCTTTTGGGAGAACACATTAAAACCCGCTCTTGAGGCGGTATGGGGGTTTATGCAAGATGAGTTATTCCCGGTGTTGGAAGATATTGCTGAGATTATTGGGATCGGTATGCAGATTGCTATTGAGGTGGGGAAGTTGGCGTGGGAGAAGTTACAACCAGTACTGGAAACAATCTGGGGAGTGATAAAAGATGATCTCTTGCCAATTATCGAAGATATTGCTGAGTTTATCTCGGATACTTTCGGTCCTGTTGTGCAGACTGTCACGGATGGGGCGTTGTCTGCGATCGTAACTCAATTCAGAACCCTGCGTGATATTGCTCAGAAGGTTTGGACGTGGCTAGGGAAGGTGTTGGAGAAGATCAAGGCAATCGCATCCTCGAAGTTGGGGATCTTACAGCAACACTCCCCTTCGCCTTTTGAGCAAGCCTTGTTGGATGTCGCTAGTGCATCCGAGATGGTTGTCAATGGGTTACAGAATATTATGGATCAAGTCAATGACATGGATCCGATACTTCGAATATTTGATGATTGGAAGACCGATTTTGAAGGCGTTGTTGACCTTGCTAGCAAGTTTGGATCATTTGCCAAGACAATCGCTGGCAATATCGGTGTGGAGGGGTTGGATGCTGCAATGGTCAGATATGCTCAAGGCATATTGAAGATCGGAGACAAAGCGGCGGGCAAGCTCGGGGTTGGGGGGATCTTAGAGAAGTTGAGAACTGAGTTGGGTTGGATGGAATTTTTTGGATCTTGGGCTGAGGCTAAAGGGATCGAGGGGGATATATTGAAGTATGAGCAATTGAGAGCCAAGTTGGAGAATGATACAGCAGAGGCTAGCCAACTGACATTAGAAAGTTATATGCGGATTTATGATATCCAGCAAAAGATGGCGCAGTTGGATTTCCTGAAACAACAGATGGATCTTATTAAGGCGGTAAAGGATGCTGGGATTGATGCGAGGGTGTTGTTCCAAGGGATAACCTTGGGTCTGGGGGCTAGTGTTGATGATATGCTAAGGATGACTGATCTCGCTTTGACCGAATTATTGGCTAAGGCTGAGGCAAAATTGGAGATCGGCTCTCCGTCTGGGGTTGGTGTCAGGTGGGGAATGGCGTTGGGAGAAGGGGTTGGGATCGGGTGGTTTAAATCTCTGGGAGCAGTTGGAGGAGATATGGATTTGGCTTTATCGGCTATTGGATCTTCCGGAGGCACGAACAACAATTATTATTTTAGTGCCAATTATTCGAGATATCAGGATGAGAGATCGCTTATGCATGATATAAGAATGGTCGAGATGTTGAGAAGAGGATGATATGGCGGCAGTTATCGAACTAATCCGGGGAGTTTATACTCTGGACATATCCGATGGGGCTAAATATGCGGTTATTGGTGATGACGGGTTGGGGATGTCCCCGGTGCATCGGATTTCGTCAAGGGGTACTCAACAGCATGGGGTAACGGACAGGGGATTTAGGTTAGACCCTCGGGTTATCCAGTTAGTGACCTATATATTTGCTGATGAGGAAGATGACCATTTGGAGAGAAGGGCTGATTTGCTCGCATTTTTAACCCCTGCGGATGATCCGGTTAATTTGAGATATACGTTTGACGATGGAAGTCAGTACCAGATAGATTGTCATTATCAGGCTGATTTCACATTATCATCCGAGGATCGATTTGTTTACAACCAGAAGGGGGGGATTTCCTTTGTTTGTCCTGATCCATCATGGTATGACCCCGATGCGGTGTTATTTAATTCTGGAATAGGTGGTGGGGGAAGTCCTTGGGAGATACCTTGGGAGATACCTTGGGAGATTGGGGCTAGTGATATAGATCAAGTAACTCCCCTAACCTATGTTGGATCTTGGAGGAGTTTCCCTTACAGGATAAGGATGGTTGGTCCTATGGAAGATCCGGTTTTGACCAATATAACGACCGGAGATGTGCTCGATTTTACTGGCACGACTATAGCGTCATCTGATTATTATGATATCGATTGCCGATATGGATATAAGACTGTGGTTGATAAGAATGGAGCTAACAAGATAGCAACTCTCACCGACGACAGCGATTTGTCAACATGGCATTTAGCGGCTCATCCTGACGCTCCGGGTGGTGTGAATGATATCCATTTGGTTTGCTCTGGGGCGACTGATGAGACGGATTTATTTATAAGTTATTATGTGAGATACATAGGCATTTAGGAGTGAAGATATGACTGAGAAGAGTATGTTATGGGCGGCTCCAACATCTGGGGATGGTACTGCGGCTTATACAGAGGCTGAGACAACTAGGTTATTCCGGTATCTGGTAGGTGGTGACCCAGCCAATGAAGGAGTGTTGAAGTTAGTAGATAATGGGTTGGAGGTCACAGGTACAAGTTCTCCTTTGGCTGTGAACACGGGCGCAGCTTTGGTTTATGGATATTTCTATTGGAACACAGCGAGTGTTAATGTCGCTGTTTCCACTCCGGTTGTTGGAACGACCGGGCATAGAGTTGTTTTGCAGTTGTCCGATAGTGCTCAAACTGTCAGGATAGCTTTGATATCATCCGCAGATGGGATCTCGGCTTATCCAGCATTGACGCAGAGCGCAGGTGTCACGTGGGAGATACCCTTAGCAAATTTGACTATCACAACCGGAGGGGTGATAACTGTTGTGGATGCTAGAGGGTATTGTCATTTTGCCACCATGATCGATGAGGATAGGTTGGATGCCAGCATAGCCGGGAATGGTTTGACAGGAGGGGATGGATCGGCGTTAGCTGTGAATGTGGACAACTCGACCTTAGAGATAAATACAGATATTGTCAGGATAAAGGATGCAGGGGTTACGTCTGCGAAGATAAATACTGCGGTCGCCGGGAATGGTTTAACAGGTGGTGGGGGATCTGCGTTAGCGGTAAATCCCGATAATAGCACCATAGAGATAAGCTCCGATCAAGTGAGGATAAAGGATGCAGGGGTTACGTCTGCGAAGATCAACACGGCAGTTGCCGGGAATGGTTTAACAGGTGGTGGGGGATCTGCGCTGGCTGTGAATGTGGATAACAGTACAGTCGAGATTAGCTCCGATCAAGTTAGAGTGAAGGATGGTGGGATCACTGCGGCTAAGATTGCTAATCGCACTAGGCAGTTTATGGTTTTCAGTCACACAGACGATGGCAACTCTAATTTATATAGAGGGTGTGAGGCACCGGATGGGGTAACAACGAATTTTAATGGTGTATTTGTTGTTCCAGAAGATTTTGCGTCAGGTTTGGAAGTAGATATTATCTGGGATGCAGGAGCGACAGGCAATATGAGATTAACCATGCAGGCTGCGTCTCCTGCGGTTGGAGAGACATTTAGCACGAATGGGCAATCTTGGGGAACAAGCACAGTCGCATTCACATCAGGGATATTAAAGAATGGGCATACAATGACATTTTCGTCTTCCGCTAAGGGAGATATAGTTGGGTTGCACACATCAAGGCAGGGTGGGGATGCCTTGGATACAATTGGCACATTTTGTTATTTCCATGGATTTTTGGTCAGGTACACGGCAGATAGTTAATGTGGAGTGTTGATGGGATCTTATAAGCTGGACATAAAAACGGCGGCAGGGGTTTTACAGGCAACCGTCACGGATTTTAATGAGTTATCTTGCAGAATTGCGGTCAATGAGCCGGGATATATGGAGGTCACGTTAGATGCTGATCACCCTGCAAGATCTTATTTAAATCAATTATGCCAAGTTGAGTTGTGGAGAAGGGATATAGAGAATGATATAGATTGGTACAGGCATTTTGGGGGATTGTATTCATATACGGAACTCGAGTATGAAGAAGAAGGGATATTGTTAATGGGTGTTCCCGGTTTTATGGACATGCTCCGGTGGAGAATTGTTGCGTGGTATGCCAACACAGCCGATAGATCTGCGTTCACGAGTGAGGCGGCTGAAACAATAATGAAAACTCTTGTTAGTTATAATGCCGGGAGTAGCGCAACTACGGGGAATGGAAGGTTGAGAACTGGCACGATAACCGGGATATCGGTGCAATCGGACAGTGCGGGGGGGAACAGTTTGGATTGGTATTGTGCTTATGACAATCTATTGGAGACGTTGAAGGATCTTGCCAAAGTTGCCGGGGGAGATTTCGATTTAGTGAAGACCGGAGATCAAGCGTGGGAGTTTAGGTTTTATTCCGGGCAGTTGGGAACGGACAGGACGGCGACCGTAAAATTTTCCAGACAGTTGGGCAATCTGGGAGTGTTCCGGTATATTAAAGATGCCAATGATGAGGCTACCGTTTGTTTGGTGGGTGGTCAGGGAGAAGAGGGAGATAGAGAAGTTGAGATAAGGACTGGCACGAATTATTCTGCGAGCAACGATAAAGAGGTGTTTATAAATGGGAGCGGATCTGAGACAACGGCAGGGTTGCAGGATATTGGGGATCAACGGTTGGATGAGACAATGGCAAAAGAGACTTTGGAGTATACTGTTTTACAGATCCCGAGTAGTGCTTATTACAAACATTATTATCTCGGAGATCTGGTAACAGTTATAAATCCGGATACGGGATCGAGTGACACGAAGAAGATTAATGCAGTAGTGTTGTCCTTAGATCAAGATGGGGTTGAGACATTGGATGTTGAGATGGTGGAAGTATGAGTGATAAAGAGATTACCCAGATGGCTAAAGTTATCGCTGATCTCCAAGCAAGAGTGAGAGCTCTGGAGAGGGCAGAGACCAAATACCACAGTGAGCTGGAGGTTGGTGGTGACATAATTGTGGATGGTGTAGTGAGCCATTATAAGCCAGCTACAATTTACACAGGTAAAATAATTAGAGATTGGGGTAATGGATATTATTGGATGGTTGAAATGATGCTGTCTGGTATAGATTGTCACCAAGCAGCAGCAGCAGCGGAATGGCATACAATTGATACTGGTATCCGATTAGATTATTTCAGCTCATATCTTACAGGTGCATTTGGTTGCTGGGGGCATGTATCTGGTGGTGATTGGATTGGAAACACTTATTATGCTGAATTCATTGGACAATTCAGAAGACATTCTGGTGGATATGTAGACAGACAAACAGGAGAAATAGTAGCAACCAATAATACTACCTGGTACAACAACTTTGCGTTAGGAGCAACTGGACCTGATGCAGATGATACTGTTTTGCTAGAATTTTACAATTCTTCTACTACAGAGGATGCTGGACCGGATGCAATGAATATATTTTTTAGAATACAGAAATCATATAGCTATTAGGAGAATGATGATGATCAAGAGATTGGCAGTTTATGCAGTATTGATTGTGATTGGATTTACAGGGGCAAGGGCGTTAGCGGGGGCAGTCGTGGAGAATAAGTTGTTTATGCCAATAGTGTTTGGATCTGGGGGATATCCGACAGTTGAGCCAACTGCGACATTGACGCCCACTAAAAAGCCGACTGCGACTATTGAGCCTCCAACACCTGTTCCAACCCCCACTCCAACCTTGATATATGCCGAGGGTGGTTATGATTGGATTTATGTTGGAAGGGCTGAGGTTGTTGGGGATGGGGTAGAAGTGCTTGGAATGAAACCCGGTTTTTGCTATGAAGTACAGGTGGATAGGATCGAGTGGGATGGCACGTTGTTGGTGTTGAAGGCTCAGAAGATCTTGGAAGGCACATATTGGTGCACGGAAGAATATTGGCATGGAACTTACCCCCCTCCGGAGTATCCTCCCCCAACGGTGCTTCCTCCCGATTATCTTGAAGGGGAAGTTTACAAATGGGTTGGGGATCGCACATTTAAGACAGTTTGCGGTTATTGCTCGACATGCGAGTTTGGGACTTTGAACTGTATAGAGGTCAAGAGATAGGAGAGTGTACTAATGAACAAATATCCGACAGGGAAGGGATATTTTATTTGGAACCTACCTAACTGTGCCGGGGGAGACCCCGAGGCTTTGGCAGATATGGCGGTTGAGGCGGGGTTGGATTATGTTGTGATTAAATGCTGTGATGGGGTGGCTTACTTCTGGGAGCAGTATTTAGGTCCTGCGGTCAGGTCGCTAAAGAGGGCTGATATCCGGGTGTGGTTTTGGTTTTATACTTATGGAAGAGATCGGTTGGGGAGATCACAATCCAAGTATGAGGCGCAGAAGGTTATAGATATGGTCAGGGTGCACGATCCGGATGGGTTGGTGGTTGATGCTGAGGCAGAATACAAGAAGAGGGGGATGGATAGGGAGGCAGAGATATTGATGGTGACATTGAGGGGGAGTTTACCGGATATCCCGATTGGGTTGTCATCATTCCGTTATCCCTCATTACATCCTGAGTTTTGTTGGTCTGCGTTTTTGAAGTATAGTGATTTCCATATGCCACAGGTATATTGGGAGATGAGCCACAATCCGGGGGAGCAGTTGACCAAGAGTGTGATTGAGTTGCGTAATTTGAGATCTCTTCCGATAATTCCTGCGGGATCTGCATATTGGAGGGGGAGCAAATATGATCCGGTCTGGGTTGCGACTGTGCAGGATCTTCACGAGTTTGATAATATCGCCAAGGTGTTGGAGTTGCCGGGTGTGAACTATTGGAGTTGGGAGCATGCAGAGAGTTATAAGGATGGGGAGATGTGGAATGAGATTGCGACGCACCAATGGGATGGGGGAACGGTTCCTCCTGAGCCAGAGCCCCCTGAGCCTGAGCCTCCTGAGCCTGAGGATGAGATTGGGTTGGTCGATGTTTATGCCTTGAATGCTCGGACATCTCCTGTCTATTATGCTGATAACAGGAATTTAGCCATGACACTCAGGGAGGGAGTGAAGGTGATAATCAAGGACAAGTCGGGGGATTGGTTATTGGTAGAGATCGGGGATAAGGTCTGGGTGCATGGGGATTACATCAAGAAGATATAAGGGATCGTAAGCCGATTAAAAACACCACCCATTACGGTCTGGGTGGTGTTTTGCTTTAAAAATCCAATGTCCAAAGATTAGAGCAAGATTAGAGTTTGCTATTTTTGACGAGCAAAACTATTGTACTGTATTGTATTATCAGGTATATTTAGGGCGGGGGGAGATAAATGGCAATCGGGAAGGTTGTATTTTGGGATCGTAGGAGGTCCGGAATGTCAGTTAGAGAGTGTGAAGTCAGGAGTGAGATTTGGGAGCAATGGGATCGGCAAGATGAGATCCGCAGGAATAGGGTTGCTTCAGATTTGGCTTATGTCGAACTGAACAACCTTTATTTGTTCCTGCAATCTGGGGTTGCTCGGATGTCAATTTATAACAAAAATCTTCTCTATAAATTATTATCTCAAGCTTACCCAGATGAGGGTTATATGGAAGAGAGTATCCGTGAGTGGTGGGTTGGTGAATTTCGCCGCCTGCCGAATTGGTTTGATTTCTAAGTTGGATTATAAGGAGATATAGAATGAATGGGATCAAGTGTAGAGAATGTGGGGGAGAGGTTGATAGTTTCAACAATTATGTTTATGGGAAGGGGGAGGAGTTGCCCTTTTGCTCGGCTAAATGTGTGAGAGAATTTTATAAGGAGAAGGGGGATGGGAAGTTGATGTCCAAGAGGGTTTGGAGTGTTTGTGTTTATCTGGGCTATGACAATGAGGTCAGAGTTTGCAGATGGGTGCAGTATGAGTTTAGTGGGAGGTTTGAGGATTTTGAGTATAAGAATGTCGCCCCCTCGAGTTTGAAGAGGATTTATAAGTTGGGTTACGACCGCAAATATAAGGTCACCGTTATTCCTGATCCGAAGGGGAATGCTAGTGCAGTTTTCGTAGGGAGAGTATAAGATGAGTGAGATATTTAGTTTGTTTGAAGGTCAATGTCCGGACTGTCAGGGGGCAGTCCGGGTTATCAGTTATCAGGGAACTCAGGAGTTTATAGATGAGTTTGTGTTCTCTGGGGTTGATAAGAGTGTGGATATCTCAGTTTGGAAGAGATCTGCGGACGAGATCACCGATGGGGAGATTGAGTTTGAGTGTTTGAATGGATGTCCTAATCAGGTGGTTGCTCACAATGTATTTGGAGATTGGAACTAATGAAGATCGAAGATAGGAAGTGGGCGGTCAAGGATCGGGAACATGGAGAGGGGGTGGTTACTTTGGATAAGGTCTGGGAAGAGGATGGGGAGAAGATGTGTCAATGGTCATTAATTCTCCCCAAGTTCCCGTATGGTGTTTATTCTGAGGGGAAGGTTGAAGATCTGTTGAGTTATTTGGAGAAGTCCGGTGCCGAGAGACATTGGACGGTTTGGGCTTAGATAAGGAGATTGGAACTTATGAATAAGAAGAAGGTGCGACAGTTGACTAGAAGGCTACCGGATGATTTAGAGAAGGATGGTCAATGTGTCATCATACGGGAGCAAAGAAGGTCTGGGATTATCCTGCATCACGCCTTCCAGTATGAGGGATCTCCCTATTGGGGATGGGGATGGTGTGGGAGCAGGATTGATTTAGAGGATGTTATTGGGTTGGTCAAGTGGGCGTTTCCTTGTAGGAAGATCGATGAGGCGCCCGTTATAGTTGTCAAGACTTAGATAAGGAGAGATATCATGTATTGTCCTAAGTGCCGTTCGACAAAGATTGTTCCGGTGGTCCGCTGGGGTGGGATGTCAGATTGCCTCAGTTGTGGTTATCAGGGTGACGATAAAGAGTTTGAGTTTGAGATGGTGTTCCCCCGGCTTAGTGTTGGGGATTTTGTCAGGATAGTTTGTAGTGGGATCTGCAAGGAAGGTCATGTTTTGAGTGTTTCCAATCCTAATTGGTGGGAACATCCCCCGGCTTATATAATCGAGTTGAAGGGAGTTGATGGGGAAGTTTATTTTTGGAAGAGTGCTATTGATGGTGGGTTTGTAGAGAGGGCTCACTATGATGGATCGAGGTTTGAGAACCGTGAGCAGATAATCTCGGATTTGACCCATGATTTTAGAGATGAGGAGTGGTAGGTTATTGGTCTGGGGTGTGGTCATCCGCACCCCTAATAATTTTTTTTTGCTATAAGGAGATAAGTTGATGGATAGCAGTTTGATAATCGATTATTTGAAGACCAATTTAGGCAAGGAAGGGATTGATTATATAGCCCATGCAGAGGGGTGTTTATATCGATATCACTATGAGCGGAATATCCCTGCGTGGTTGGTCAGAATGAAGGCGATCGCCATTGTCATCTGGGAGTTTAAGGATGTTGTGGTTTGTTCCTTGGTTGGTCACCGGATGGATTATTGCGATGGGAACGCAGAGAACGGGAGCTTTGTTTATGGATGCACCCGATGTGGTTATACGGTCAGGGGTTACATGTAGGAGAGGGATCATGACTGAACTAAGTTGCTATAGGTGCAAAGGTAAAGAGATTATCCCCCACGAGGACTTATTTGGTTTAGTCTGGGAATGTGGGGTTTGTGGTGGTCTGGGTGTTCCTTCTGATTACTTGGGAGAAGATCCGGTGTTATTGAGTGAACAGGCGGACGAGATCATAGATCGGTTACGGAAGATCGTATTAGACATCAATGATAGGAAGGCATATGAAGAGATCGAGAAGATCTCCCCTGCGTTGATGTTTGCCGTAGATAGGGCATACAATGTGGAGGCTGTGTATAAGGCAGTTGATAAGTTGGGAGATTGGTTATATTCCGATAGTTTGGTCAGGGATGCGGTTGGTTATCATATGGGGAACCCAAGCTATCAGCATTATCGCCTACCCTATTGGATAAGGGAGATGAGGAAGGGGCAGGAATTTAGGGAGAAGGTGAATAACATCAAGAAGATGGGGAAGAAGATTTGCCCTCGGTGTGGGGGGATGGGTGGGCGTGATGAGTGGAAACATACTGGTTACACTTGCTTCCGGTGCAGAGGGGAAGGATGGGTGGAATAATGGCTAAGAAGATGTCGAAGAGTGAGGCAGGGAGATTGGGGGGGATCTCCACCTTTAGGAAGTACGGGAAGGATCACATGTCGAAGATCGGTGCGGTTGGGGGGTTTGTGATGCATGAGAAGTACGATTTAGTTCCTTACCAGAGGAGCGATTTTGCGATCATAGACAGGATCACCGGGAAGGTTGTTGCTCTCCTGTCTGGGAGAGATATTAATAAAATCAGGAAGGATAGAGAATAGGAGTTGATAAGATGGACGGATTGAATGTGATTTATGGAGTACACCCTAGTTGGAAGTTGAGGGTTAGATATATTCCGCACTTCGGGAAGTACCTTGAGGGGTATAGTGTAGAGAAGGACAAGTGGGTTGTGTTGAAGGCTTTGCGGAGCGGTGACTTTTCAGGTGACAGGCAATATGTCAATTATCTGCAAGTCATCCGGGAAGAGGTCAAGAGAAGGTTAGATGACCCACAGAATGGGATTGATTATCCGTACTGGCACTAGAAGAGGAAGGAGCAGATAAGATGAGTGATAAACCATATGAGATTATCTATACCAAGTTTGACTATAATGCTAAGGATCTGCAAATTGATGTATATATGAAGAGTTGTAATCATATGTTTATCGGGGTGGCGCAGGTCCTAGACATCGATACAGAGAACCCGCTAATAAGGATGGAAAAACCCCTCGGGTTTAATCTGGTAGAAGATATCATTAAGGGAGTGAGGGGAAGGGATTATTTGCAGGAGGGTTATCATGGCTTACGATAGTGCACTCAAGAAGTGGTTATTTATTCATGGTGCAAAATTCTCACCGGGAACGGTGGTAGCAACTCAAGGCGCTTTATCCCTCCGTGATAAGGGGTTGGATCTTGCTCCTTATCTCGAACGGCATTTGAGAGGGGATTGGGGGGATGTGGATAAGCACGATGCAAAAGAAAACGATTTCTCCTTGGAGCATGGGTTTAGGATTTTGTCAGTATACGAGATCAAGATTGGGGGGATCGTGGAGAGATTGTATGTGCTGACAGAATGTGATAGATCGGTTACGACTTTTCTATTGGCTAGCGAGTATTAGGAGGATAGATGGGATCTGTGTTGTTCTGTTTGAACTGTGAGAGTGAGGTTATTGACTACGGAGGGTGGCTCACCTGTTATTGTGATAGTGCTGAGAAGGGGGATGAGGAGAGTTATCCAGAGAGTTGGCACTATGAAGGTCAACACCCTCCCTATGATACCTTAGAGGAGAAGTGGCTATGAAGAGATCAAGAGTAAGATGCTCGATATGTCACAAAGAGTACGCCGGGATTATTCCCAAGGGTGGGGATGGATCGGCGTTGGTGCCGTGGATGCATTATTTCAAGGTGATAAAGGGGTTTGACCGTCTGGGAGAACCGAGAGTAGTTAAGGTTGTTTGTCCGGGATCTTATACTGAGGCACAGGAGGTTGATAATGGCTGAGATCGGAGATGTTTGGAACTGGTGTGCGGTTGCTATGAATTGGAGAAGGTATGCGAACCAATATTATGAAGAGTTGGAGCGATCGAAGAAGGTTTGTGCGGTTTGGAAGATGTCTGCAAAATATCACAGGGAACAAGACCGATATTATAAAGAGAGTTGCGAGACTTGGCATGGAATGTACCTTACCGAGAAGCATAGCCGAGAAGATCTGGAATTTGTATGTCAGGTTTTGAAGGATACGATTAAGGAGTTGAGGGATGAGATAGCACTCTCGAAGAGATTGATTGATGTTTTATTGGAGAAGGTGGAAGATGGAAGACACGTATAAGGTCACTATTACGGAGAAGAAGGCGATCAAGTTGGCTAAGAAGATGGCTCGGGATCTCGGAACTGACATATTTATTTATAAGGTCAGGGATGAGGAGATGGATTATCGTGGAGTATCGGAGTATTTTGAGCTTTATGCCAGCGATTTCGCTTGGGCGTCTGGGTTTACCAGAGATCCGGATATTGTAGTTGAGCAGGATGGGAGCGTTGATGGCTAGTATACATTTGCGCCCAACGGAGATGTTTAGTTTAGGGTTGAGAATATATGAACTTGTCAATGAGAAGGGAGAGCCTATTGAGAATGTTAGTGTGATTAATGTTGGAGGAACGAAGGCGATATTTGGATCGGATACTTACGAGATTAGATATGTTGAGATAAGCATCAGAGAAGAGGATTTATTTTGGAGAGGATAAATGGCAGAAGATAAGAAGGTTATAAGGAACGTTGTATTGAATGAGAATGAATATAAGATCGTGAAGGAGCTGCAATCTGCGTTGGGTCTGGGGGATCGTGGGTTTAGTGCTTCGCTGAGGATCATAATTAGGGAGTGGTACGATTTCTTGAAGGGGAAGGAGATCCAAGGTGGCGGTCAACCTCCTGTGAGGATGAGTTGGGTATACGTCGGGGATCGCAAAGATGATCTTGAAGATCCAGATGTGTTGATTGTAGGGAACACTCATGGTGGGAAGGAGTAGGACAATGGTATTAGATATTGAGAGTGAAGTTGATTGCCCAGATTGTCTGCATCCACTCAGCGAGCATTCTCCCGGTTGCCAGCATAAATTAGGTGATGGTGATATATGTTGTTGTGATTATTGGGTTGAGCGTTCTGCGGAGCTCGAAGAAGAGATGAGATATCGATGGCGAGAGTTAGATGGTCCTTTAGATTACAAAATGAATGGAGTGCATTAGATGGCTAAGAAGAAGAATAAGAAGAAGGATAAGAAGATTGAGTACACATCACAGCCGGGGCGATCGGTGACCAAGGAGTTTAAGGAGAAGATCTTGGATAATGGTCCTGACTTTGGGTCGGGGATCTTGGTATTTAAGATAACCGATGGGGGCATTCTCCACGACTTCGGGCTCGAGATAATGATTGAGGATGCTGAGACTGGCGAATTGATGTTGGGGATGGATAAAATTTACGGTTGGTTTGGTCAGACAATCAGGGTGGATAACATCAAGCGGTTGTTTAGTGTAGAGATTGCATAGGAGAGCAGATATGGAAGGGATGTTTAGACAAATAATTATCGATGGGGTTGAGTACCGGGAAGTTGGGAAGGATCAAGGATATCTGGAAGGGGTGGTGGTTATTGATGGGGTGCATTATTCCCCTTTTAATGCTGAGAGCCAGCAGGAAGAGGATGGGTTGATTATGACGGATGTCATGGGGCAAAGAGCTGTTATGCATTATCTTTGCTCCCAATGTTGGGGAGATCTGCGGATTGAATATATCCCCGGTAAAGAGCGGATTTGTAAAATTAGATGTTGGAGGTGTGGAGAAGATACTAAAGGAATAGTGACTAAGAAGTTTGTTGAGTATAAGCGCTCCGTTTCAGAGGATGAGGCTATGGAAGTCCGAGGGGTGCTTGAAGATCTCGGCATTATCGATGCTGAGAGGTCTGGGAAGTCACCGGACGAATTATTGGAAGATCTTGGTTATTAGATAAATTGGAGGCATAAAATGGCTATAAAGGGTTTGACTGATAGGGGTTTAAAATTTCCGGAGATCGGTGCTATTCGCAAGGGATCTCCGAAGACCGAAAAAGCCCCGGGCAAAGATTTGACCTATTTCCGGGTCGAATTTAGCGAAGGGGAAGAAGAGGCGGCTGAGAAGTTTAGGGAAGTTTATGGGGATCAGCCAAGGGAGATCAACATCATACTCCCCTTCGATGATATTGAGCGTCAATGGGATGCTTATTTGGAGGGGTACACAGCCGGGAGGTTAATTGCTCGGAGTGATGGTGAGCGGTTCCTTTATTGGGTTGATACCGATGGGGGAGGCGTCAAGGTATTGAACGGAGAGCCCTACATCCCGTATAGTGAGGGGATGAGTGTTGGGAAGGACTATAAGGGGCAGGATATTGTTTGTAAACCCGCCGGGAGAATGAGGGTTATTATCCCCGAACTCCGTAGGGCTGCGTGTCTGGTATTGATGACCACTTCAAGGCATGATATTGCGAACATATCCGATCAATTACGGGCGATTGCAATGTTGAATGGTGGTAGGATCTCCGGGTTGCCATTGGTGTTGAAGAGGCGACCTAAGATGATCTCAGTACCCATTAAAGAGGGGGAGTACAAGAGATTAGCCAAGTACATGTTATCTATTGAGGCAGATCCTAGATGGGTCAGTTTAAAGCTTGATGAGATTGAGCAGAACACTCTTCCGGAGGCTAAATCCAATCTGTTACTCCCCTCGGATATTGATGTTGATGGGGTTGAGGTCGATTATGGGGAGGATGAGGAAGAGGATGTGGTTGGGGTTGATGGTGAGGTTGTTGCTCAGGAAGATCACCCCGGCAAGGTTGAGGGAGAGTTAGTGCCGTCCGAGAGGCAGATGGACGAGATGAGAAGTCCAGTAGCATTTGGGGATTATCGAACTTATTATGATAATACGGATGCTTTGGGGATCTCGAAGGAGGATGCTCACAAGTTGGTAAAGGAATGTGCAAATGATGCTCAGAAGGCTTGGGAGAAGGTCAAAACGACATATTTCCAGAGTGGGCTAGGGATTTAGTTAGATGTACGATAATGTTAGATTTGATATAATCGAGGGAGAAGATATGGAAGATTGCAGAAGTATAGTGTTGGTCATGGTGTGAGCCCATGCTCCCGCCCTCCTTCGGGGGTGTGGGATGGTTTATGGTCTGTGGGAGCGGAAGATCCCCCGCTCCCCAGACCGAATAAGAGACTAGATAAAATCCGGGAGATTTGAGATGTCGATTTACAGAATTAATGAGATTGCAGAAGTGGGGAAGATCGCTCTGAGAATGAGGGAGCTTGAAGAAGAGTTGGAGAGGTTGGATCGGCAGTATAAATCGGCGGTAGATGTTGCCGATACTTGGAGAAGGATTAGGGAGTGCTTCGAGGCGAACATTCCTGAGATCTTACACGAGTATCACACCTTTAATGGTCAGGATAGACCGCCCCAACCTTGGGTCAATACGGGGGAGATTAGGGTTGAAGGGTATGCCCCTATTATGGTTATGTACAATTTGGATAAGAAGTCGGGGGAATGGCAATTGCATCCCAATACCCCCTTCTGTGTTCCGGGTGTTTATGGGGATGATTGGGGAGAGCCCATGTATAGCTATGAGAGTTATGGGAGGAAGTATTTTATGCAGCTATCCCCTGCGCTGGCTCAGGCTAAAATCAGAGCGGAGGAATGGAACGAGTGGTATAAGAGATACAGAGATAATTTGAGCCGAGCGAGGGAGGAAGAGTTAGCTGAGGCGAATAAGGAAGAGAATACATTGGATTTGCTATCGAATATTGATGCTCAATACCCTGTCACCAATAAGAGTTGGCGACGACTGTTACTGGACAAGATCATAAAACTTTAATCGAGGAGAATACATAATGGAAGAACAGATGAACTTTACCCAGCAGATAATCAGCATGATGGACGATTTGGTTGCTCTGGGGGATCGCATAGAATTGGTCAATAGTCATTACGATATGCTATTTGAAGATATAGTGCCAGTTGATATCGCCGAGAAGATAAGGGATCTCGAAGAGGAACGGGCGACGGAGGTGTCAGGATTGATAAAGAAGAAGGAGGCATTAGAGCAGAAGATTAAGGATGCGGTGGTTATGAAGGGGGAGACAATCAACGGTGAGCGGTTGAAGGCGGTTTATGTGCAGGGGAGGACAAGTTGGGATAATGGTGCTTTAGATGGTTATGCGGTTGCTCATCCCGAGATCTTGGCAATGAAGAAGGTTGGCAATCCGGGATGCAGGATTGTTGGCGTTTAGGTTATGGGTCGGGGAGTTACATCCCCGACCTATTTATTAGAAGGGAGTAGACATGAAGGACGACATGAGCATAAAGGTGTTGAGTTTGGTAGCAGGGGGATTATTGGTCGGAGGTGTGTTTGGGGGGATCACCTATTTTATAAATCCGGGATCTGCCGGGGTGACGTTTGTAATATTCTCCTTTATCGGGTTTGTTTTCCTGTGTATTCTGTCCGGTGGTCCTTGCATGGTGTTCTGTGGGAAGTGCGGGGAACAGATAATGGATCGGAGCTATTGGGAATGTGAGCGGTGCGGAGGATGTTACTGCGGGCGTTGTTTTATGAAACATTGGGAGGATTGCAAGAATGAAGTGTAGAGTATGTGGAAGTAACATTGGGGAAGGTTGCATCCCCAAGAACTGGCAAATATGTCAAAGCCACTATTTCAATCTATTGAGTGCTGAGGATTGGAAAAACATATACCGATTTTATAAGTTAGTTTATCTCCCATTTATCCATTCGATTTTAGTTGGTGCAGAAGAGAGGAAGAAGAATGAGCAAAGAACGACCAATCATATTTAGCTCGGAGATGGTTAAGGCTTTATTGGATGGCAGGAAGAGGGAGACTAGGCGACCGTTGAAGGTGCAGACCTATACAAGGATAGACAGGAGGAGGGATGGTTGGGTTGATATATTTAAGAGCAATGAATTGATAACCTGTCCTTATGGGGTTGAGGGGGATATTTTATGGGTGAGGGAGGGGTTTGGTCTGGGGGAAGATGGGAAGGTGATATACCGTGCCAATAGTGAAGGGATCTTGGAGTGTGATTGGAGATCTCCGCTATTTATGAGGCGGGAATGGTCAAGGCTTAATTTATTGATAACCGAGATTTTGGTAGAGAGGTTGCAGGATATTAATTTGGTTAATATGTGGGCAGAGGGATTGAGAAGATTTGTCTATAAGAAAACCAATGCCCCAACCAATGATCCCCGATGGCGATTTATTGAGTTATGGGATGAGATTTACAAAGAGAAGGGGTTTGGGTGGGAGACTAATCCTTGGGTCTGGGTTATCTGTTTTGAAGTTGAGGTTAATTATGGATGACTATGTGGTGGACAGGATCAAACAGACTACTGATCTCCGTGATTTAGTTGTCAGGGATATTGGAGCTCCGATGGGGGTGTCTGGGGAAGACTATATTTGGTGTTGTCCGTTTCCTGATCACAATGAGGATACTCCGTCCTTCAAGGTTGATAGGAAGAGGTACAGATGCTTTGGAAGGTGTGGGAGGCATGGTGATATTTTCGATTGGCGGAAGGAGTGGCATAAGGAAGAGTTTGTGGATGCACTCAGATATTTGAACAATGGGGAGTTGCCGCCAATGCCTTCTCCGGAATTGGCTCGAAGGATGGCGGAGGATCGGGCGAAGAAGGTCGAAGAGGAGTTATCGAAGAAGATCGAGGATGCAAAAATAGCACTCGATGAGCTAAGAAGGGCTCAAGCATGGGTTAAGTATCATGATATGTTAGATGAGGCGAGTGCTAGGATCTGGGAAGATCGGGGGGTGAATATAGATTGGGTGAACTTCTGGCAGTTGGGGTATTGTCCGGATTATCAGTTATCGAAGAAGGTTGATGGGAGGTGGGAAGTATACTGGCACTCCCCTTCACTTGTTATCCCTGTGAGAGATTATGGGTGGGATGTTGTCAATGTGAAACACAGGTTGATTGATGAGCCTCCGGATGGATCAAGGTACAGACAAGAGAAGTGCGGTATCCCTGCGTCACCGTTTATCTGCATCCCTGAGATCGATAAAGGTCCTTTGTTGTTGTTGGAGGGGGAGATTAAATCGATGGTGACGTGCTTGACATTGGATAGTGACAGGTTGCAGATAGCAGGGTTGCCAGCGGTCGAACCGGAGGAGAGGATATTTGGGATCTTCCGGGATCATGAGCCGATATATCTGTGTTTAGACCCCGATGCTTACTATGGGAAGGATGAGAAGTCTATAAGTCCGGTCGATAGAGCAGCTAACCTATTGGGGAGATCGAGGGTCAGGATTATCCATATCCCCATGAAGATAGACGATGCGATTTTAGCGGGTGCGTTGTCTGGGGAAGGGATCAAGAGATTGATGAGAATGGCGAGGTGATAGATGGCTAATTTTAGGCAGATACATTGTAGCATCTGGAAGGATCCGTGGTTTATAGATCTCACGCCCACGGAGAAGTTGATATTTATATATTTCATTACCAACGATATGTCCACTTTATCAGGGATTTACGAGATCTCCATAAGCGTGATTGTATTCGAGACAGGGATAAGGAGAGCCTACATTGAGGACGCACTAAAGAGATTTGCTAAAGATAGGAAGGTATATTATGAGGATGGGATTATATGGGTTAAGAACCTTCGGCGTTATCATGCTACGAGATCTGATACTGTCAGGATTAGGATACTGAATGAGATATCATCCATTCCTGATGGGGATCTCAAAACGGCTTATCTCGAATATTACGGGGATGATTTGGATGTTGGGATTATCGGGGAGGGTGGACAAGGTATAGATAGGGTATTGATAGGGTATGCGGAAGGGGAGGAAGAGGATGTGGAAGATGTGGGGGAGAAGGTCTGGCATCCATATGAAGAGATATTGGATGAGTGGGGGAGTTTATTCCCCAGTAAACCTCAACCGAGGAAGGACAATAAATCACTCAGGAAAAAAGCCGCTACCAGATGGTCCTCCAAGCATTTTCAGGAGACTTGGCGCATTGCTCTCGCTAGGGCTAGCAAGAGCGTAACCCTGCAGGTCGAGAGTTGGTTCACACTCGAATACTTCCTCCGGAATGATGATAACTACCAGAAGTGTTTGGATGATTTTATGGCTTGGAAGGATCAACAGAAAGTGGGGGGAGCAAGAGGGCAGAAGGACAATCGACCTATCCCGGATGGGGTGTGATATGCCATACAATGAAGTAAAGGATGCTAAAGATGCTCGGGATATTGTATATACTCCCTCGGATATTGGTGCGATTGGGGCTCGATATATCAGATGGCGCAGGGATAATAAGGAGCTTGCTGTTCCTGTTGGGGTTGGATCGATTGATGAGTATTTTTTGCCAATGTTGTCTGGGGAGATGTTATCCATAATTGGAAGACCGGGGAACGGAAAAACAGGGTTTATGATGAGATGGGCGAGGCATCGTGCTAGGGAGTTGGTCAGGATGGGAGAATTGGATAGGGTTGTTGTTTATGTGACCTATGAACAGCATATTGAGGAACTTCACGCCTTCCATGTGGCAGCGGAGCAATCCATCTCCATATCAGATATGGCTAGGGGGAAGTTGTCAGATGAGCAGATTGGGAAGATCGATTTAGCCGGGGTTGCTCGAACTGATATGCCTCTGTGGTTTATTGGTCACAGTATGGAGCGCAGGAAGAAGAGACCGAAGATCACCGCTTCCGCCTTGGCTATGGCATTGATGGCGATTGAGGAGTGGGATAACCAGAGATTTACAATCGATATGGTGTTTATAGATTATCTCCAGAGGATACCGTTTGAAGGGGATGTGGAGAGCAAGGTTATCGGGGTGTCAGATAATTTAGATCGGTTGAAGGATGGTGCTCTCGCTTTCAGTTGTCCTTTTGTGGTCGGTGTGCAAGCCAAGAGATCGGTAGATGAGAAGGCAGTACAGATCCCCAGCATGGACGATGGACAATGGACATCGAATATTGAGCAGTCGTCTGATAAGGTTATGAGTGTGGTTAGACCCCGCCATTATAAGAAGGAAGGGGAGCAGTTTGGATCGATGGTTGTTGAGGGTAGCTGTCAGATGCTTGTTAGTGTGTTAAAGCAGAAGATGGGTGCTGATAACAAAGCCTTCTGGGTTTATTTTGACCCTGCATACAATAAGTTGGATGAGTTGGAGTTAGAGAGGGCAGAGGGGAGTAAAGATATAAATGATACGTTCCGGGAATATTGGAGTTGATATGGATGGGAAGAAGGTGATAAGAGTATTTCCGAGAAGGACATCATATACGCCGAGAGGGGATCTTATTTATATCGGTGACCCTCAGTTATTCCTTCCGGAGGCTGATGCTGTGCATGTGTCTGTGACTTTCACATGGGATATCAGCGAGGGATATAGATTATGCGAGGCGTGGGATAAGTATTATGAAGATGTGAGGATAGGTGGTCCTGCGATCGATGCTCAACCTCCGGGAGATTTTGAGCCGGGGTTTTATGTCAAGGATGGGATCACTTTTACCAGCAGGGGATGTCCTTATAAATGTATTTGGTGTCTGGTACCCGACCGAGAGGGAGAGTTGAGGTTGTTGGATGTCAAGCCGGGGAATGTCATCCAAGATAACAACTTTCTAGCCACTCCTCGGGAACATCAAGCGGATGTGTTCGAGATGTTGAGGGGGCAGGATCAACAGATTGAGTTTAGGGGAGGTGTTGATAAGAGATTGGTTGATGATTGGTTTGTAGAGCAGATCAAGAGCATAAGATTGAAGAGGTTATATATGGCGGCTGATACTAGGGGATCTCTTGGATCTCTTGAAGATGCGGTGAATAAATTGGGTCATCTAACACGAGAGCAATTATCGTGCTATGTGCTTATAGGTTATGGGGGGGAGAAGATCTGGGATGCAGAGAGAAGGCTTAGGGCGGTCTGGGAGATCGGGTGCATGCCGTTTGCCCAGCTATATCAGCCACCAGATAAGCTCATAAAATACTCGGACGATTGGAAGAAGTTGGCTAGGATTTACTCAAGACCGATGTTGACTAGAAGAGAGATGGGATGACTATAAAGGTTATAAGTTTGGGTTGGGGTGTCCAGAGCTGGACAATGGCTGCGATGGTTGCTTTGGGGGAGATTGAGCCTGTGGATTATGCGGTTCACAGTGATACTACATGGGAGATGAGTTATACCTATGAGTTTGCCAAACAATGGACGCCTTGGTTGGAAGATCGGGGAGTTAAGGTGGTTGCGATTAGAGAGGATCACAAAATAATTAATAAATGGGGTAAGACCTTCCCTCCATTCTTCACGTTCAACAAAGGGGTTAGGGCGCAATTATTCCGCCAATGTACTCCAAACTGGAAGATCAAACCCATGCGAAGATGGTGGAATAAGTTTAGGGATGGGGAGGGTGTTGAGGTATGGATAGGGATTACATATGATGAGGTGTTCCGTGCGAAGACGAGTGGGGCTAAATACATACATAATCGCTTCCCTTTATTGGAACTCAAGATGCACCGGAGGGATTGTTTATGGTGGCTCAAGCAAAACAATCTTCCGGTTCCCGGGAAGTCATCATGCACATTTTGTCCTTATCACTCCAATGTTGCTTGGGAATATATGAAGAGGGAAGAAGGAAGGGATTGGGAACAAGCTGTGGCAATAGATAATTATGTCAGGGATATATGCCCTCCATCCCCGTTATTTGTGCATTCTTCACGCATTCCCCTCCCCGATGCTGTGAAAATCCCAGAGGATGAGGGTTATATCCAACCTGAGCTATTTGACACAACGGATGTTTGTGATAGTGGTTACTGTTTTCTATAATAAGGAGAAGGGTTATGACTAGGAATTTTGACATTGATGTCAGGAATGTTAGTGACAGCTTCAAGGTGACGAAGGAGTTATTAGGGAGTATACCGGAGCGCAGGTGCTGTATCTGTGGAAAACGGGTAAAGATCGGCAGGATCGCATATATTATCTTCACGAAAACAAATGGGGCTCATCTGGGGTGTGATGTCTGCACGATATTGATGATTAGGAAGAACGGGAGATAATTGGAGGCTTAGCATGGGAATACCAACGGATGGTCAATATTATTTTATGAGAATGTTGGAGGTCAGGAGAAGATTTGAGTGGTGCAAAATAAGGGGGAGTTTGGATGGGTGGTTGGAGTTGTGGAACTCCATTGATGATAATGAGAAGGAGCATTTTAATAAGATCTTTAATTTAGTGAACGATTTTATAACTGAGATGGATGACATAATGAGTTAGGAGGCAGATAATGGCGATTGATGTTATTGATGTATATAAAGAAGATAGTTTATATGTGGAGTTGAGGTTGTTTGGGGATGACTTCTGGGATGATTTGTTGTTGATAAAGGAGACAATTCCCCATTACGATCGGGATTATGACGAAGGTCGCAAAGTATGGACAATTCGCAATCCAGAATACCACAATGGGATCTCGGAGATTGATAATGCTGTGATGGATTATAAGGATAAATGGGTTGATGACGATGGATCTCCGGGGATAGATCACCCAGAGCTTGAGGATGATTATTGGGAGAATGATACAGAAGATCTCGGCAGTTATGATTATTGAGGAGATAAACAATGGAGAGATTGGTTGAATTAAATGGCTCATTCCAGATATCGGGATATAGCTTGAATGTTTTATATGAGAATGATTGTAGGGTTGAGGTCGAGTTAATATCCTATCCAATGCCATATGAACGGGCAAAGATTTTATATGAGACAGTCAGGATGATTGGGTTTGAAGAGATCAAGATTGTTATTAGAATTGATGACAATGGAGGCAAATAATATGGTTATCGCTAGAGTGGACCTACCCTCCGCAGAAGATGAATATAGATCGAAGTCCGAGCGTGATTGGGCTATATTTGGTGATATGGTGCTTGAGGATGAGTTGGGGGAGAAGACATATCGGAGGTTATATGAGCCTGTGAGCTTTTATCTCGAGGGGGGAAGGTATAAACCGGATTTTATGCATATCCTCCTTGATGGTAGAGTTGTTTTTGTGGAGATCAAGGGCTCAAGAAGGGCAAGAGGGTATAAGGAAGGGAGGATCAAGTTTAATGCGGTGACCGACAAACATCCTTGGTTTGTCTGGGTTATGGCTGTGGGATCTGGGGATAGGTGGGAGGTAGAGATAAAATGAGCATAACAGATCCGGTTTATGTGAGATGGCATGAGAAGGGGGAAGGGTATTATTTGGTGCAGGGAAGGGAGACGTTTTATAACAAATATAATGAATTAATGTTGTGGAGTGAGGTTGAAGAGGCTGTGGATTGGGCGAAGTACAATCGCCCTTGGTGTGATATCTTGGTTGATGACAGGGTGGTTAATAAGGCGAAGATATCGAAGAATAATAAGGATCAACAGATGGAATTGATATAAGGAGCAAAAATAATGGATATCAGCATAATAGAGACATCGAACATCCTTTTACTCCCTAAGATGAGATATGAGTTTACGGGAGATATGGAGTTGGAGGATGTGGTTAGGTCACTTGTTGAGAAGTTCCACCAACCAGAACCGAAGAAAGTATACAGATATAAATCTTCCTATCTGGGTTGGGAGAGGTGGGCGGTTGAGGCTGTGGTTGATGATCGCAAATCGGGGGTGGAAGATGCGGAAGGAGTTTGAATATACCGAACTGGCAGAGAGGCTTGCTAAGGATCTGGGGGCGAGAGTGCTTATTAATTTACATTGGAAGTTCAATGAAAACATGGCAGTAGTTATTGCAAGAAGAGATTACAAGCTTGAACCGGAGAACCTGAGTGGCACGAGTTATGCTTATATAGCGATTGAGTTTGAATTGCTCGAAGATTACGGATATTACTCCCATGTCAGGGATGAGATTGATTATTTGCTTACCTATAATGCCATGACAAAAATCGGCGTAGTGAACATAAAGAAGGCTAAGGGATATCGATATGCGATTAAAGTTTAAGGGTACATATCCAGATAATTGGGATGTTATCTCGGAGAAGGTCAAGGATCGTGCCGGGTGGCGTTGCGTCAGGTGTGGGCATAAGGGGGAGTTTGTTGGTATACCAATGCCCTGCGACAGTCGGTGTGACAGGTCAAAACATGCTGAATTTGCCAAGGGTGGGGATGGGAGACAGAGACAGAGAGTGCTGACGGTTCACCACTTGGATAACAATAAATCGAATATTGAGTGGTGGAATTTAGTTGCTTTGTGTCAGGTCTGCCACCTGATAATCCAAGGGAAGATCAAGATAGAACAAATGTGGATGTTTAAGCATTCAGATTGGATTAAGCCTTACGTTGCGGGATATTATGCCAATATTTACGGATATCCCACAGAAGAGCGATGGGTTATGGATCATGTAGAAGATCTCTTGATTATCGGGAACAGACATAAGAACATCGAGTTTATCAGGAAGGCGCACAGGTTACTTGGTGGGAGTGAAGACGAGAAGAGTTAGGCATAAATAAGTCGAGTTAATAGGAGATACACCATGAGTAGTGATGATATGTTGGGTGCTGTATTGACGGCTTTAGCTACTCTCACGAGTGGGGATGTCGATTGGGCGTTATCGCCGTTGTATGGCGTGAAGGAGGGGGATGTTACTATAATAGTGCTTCCGGGTGTCAGTTTGAGAGATCTTGGATATTGTGAACGCTGCGGAAGGTTTTATGGTCGGGGTAAACAATGCGAATATCATCCCCGGGGCAGGATCGAGAAGGGGGGGAGATGATAGAGATCATAATAGGTGCCGGGATCTTGATTGCATTAGTGGTAGCGTGTGGGTTATTGGATCGGATTACTTGGTTTGTGGAGAACAGAACCGGGATAGATCAAGTAACTCAGATTGGCTTGTTCCTTGGGATTGCGTTGTTTTTGGTGTTATCTTATACAATCGGTATGGTTGTAGCAGATATGATCGAGAGGTGGCTATAATGGCTAATCCGCACCGCCTCATTTATTTTCCCTAATTTAATAACTTTTATTTACAAGGAGAAACAAACATGAGCAAAACGCTTGTAGTAAATAAAGCACAAATGAAAACAATTTGCCAAGACTGGCTAAACGAGAAGTATTTCAAACAAGAAATATTAGTAAACAATGTAAGTGTCGACCATGCTGATACTTTCACGATAACATTTGACGAGGTTACAGAAGTGCAAATGACAGAGAGTCATCTTAGATATGAACAGGAAGCATAAATAAAATATGAGGCGGCGGCGTGACGGGTCACGCATCCTTGTGCGCTAGATAAGGATAGTCTCAATGGGCTTCGCACCTAACCGAGCATGGGTGTATCCCTCCTCAGGTAGCCAATCCTGACCGCCTCACTAAGGAGTTTATAAATGAGTGAAGAGAAGATGGCAACGTTGATAAGGGGGAGCAGAAGGATCTTGGGAATGATGCTGATTTGGTTTGTGGTTGTTTTTGGGTTGATATCATTCCACTATTTAGATATTCCCCTTTGGGTCGGATATATTCTGGGGATCTCGCAGGGTCTGGGGATCGGGATGTTTATAGTTATAACCGTATCTTTAATGCATGGTTAATCTGGCGATTTAGATAGTGGCAAAGAGGGGGATTTATGCTATACTTTTTGTGTGCATTGGCATCGCTCAGATATGATATTCATGTAAAGGAAGGTTTAGATGTTTATAACAGTTGAAGTATTAGAGCAGTTTGCTCAACACTTGGCACCCCTAGCGATGGCTTTGGGGATTGTTATTTTATTGGATCTTATCCTTGGGGTTACGGTTGCGATAGTGGATAAGACATTTAAATGGGAGAAGTTGGCTGATTTCTTGGCGTCTTATGCTCCCAAGGTGATTGGTTGGTTATCGGTAGAGGTGTTAGGGTTGCTCCCAACGGAGTATTTAGCCATAGCCAACATTCAGTCCGGTTTTGCTTACACGGTTTATGGGATATTGTTTTTGTCAGTTGTGGCGAGCATATTAGGACATTTGCAGAAGTTAGGTGTTGTTCCGGATCTGGGAAGGGAGAGTTTACCGCCTACGGGCGAGGACAGTCCTTACGGATAATCCCCAGAGAAGAGGGGTGTTATCGATGGACACTACAGAGATCAAGGAACTATTGATAGGGGGTGCGGCTCTCATTACTGCGATAGGTGCGTTATCTACTCTTATTAATCTGTGGCTGAATAGGAGATCGAGGGATGCCAATGCTGAGGTCCTTGAGGCTCAAGCCGCTGAGGTGATAGGCAAGGCGTGGTCACAGGTTTGTGATAGTTTGAGAGTGAAGATAGATCGGCAGGGGGCAGAGATAGAAAAACTCACCAAGAGGATTAAAGATCTCGAAGATAAGGCAGAGGAAGACGAAGTAACAATCAAGCTGTTAAGAGAGGGGATAGAGAACAGGGATAAGAGAATTGCCGATTTGGAGGGGGAGGTAGAGATATTGAGGAACAGGATCGCAAAGTTGGCAGGGAGAGCAACATAATGAAGGATAAAGAGGCGATAATAATAGTATCGGATTTACATGTTAATCATTCCAAGGGATTATCCCCACCAAAGTATAAGAGAGATGACGGAGAAGAAGTTGGGTTGAATGATAGCAGGAGATTTCTACTGAAGGCGTGGGAGAAGAACTGGGATGACATCGAGGCATATACTAAAGGATACAGGAGGTCGATGGCAATTAATGGGGATCTGGTAGACCTTTACCCCGGCAAGAATGGATCGCAATATTTGTCAATAAATCCGACAGATGCGATCACAAATGCGGTGGAGTTAATTGAGCCTGTATTGAGAAAACATATAGATGGTGACTTGTTTGTTATCAGGGGAACGGATTATCATACGGGGGGGAGTGGATGGGCTGAGGAAGAGATTGCAAAGGATCTGGGGGCGGTAAAGAATGGTAAAGATAAAACATATTCATGGTGGCAATTGAGAGCGGAGTTTGGGGGAGTGAAGTTTGATATTTCGCATTACACATCCATGGGATCTCTTCCGTGGACAGGTCCGAACGCTGCATTGAGATTGGCATATGAGACTATGTCCGATTATAACGAATGGGGAGAGCCTTACCCTGATTTGGTGATTAGATCTCACATGCACAGGTTTGCCGATAGTGGGAGAAACCACCCAGTACGGGTTATCTTTACTCCTGCGTGGCAGAATGCGCCGGCATATTTAATGAATAGGGGAGCGGTCAACAAAAGACCTCAGTTTGGGAGTGTGGTGGTCCTGTGTGAAGGTGGGGAGTATAAGTGGGAGTTATTCCGATATTGGGCAGTCCGAGGGAAGATATGGAAGAGAAGATAGATGTTGATGGGATAACAGATATGGATCTTGCTAATGAGTTGTATGAGTTAATGAAACCATATAAGCTCGAGGAGAACGAAGTAACTGTGCCAATGATGGTTGAGCAATATGGGTTGGATCGCAATAAACTTTACCATTTCTTGACATCGATGGTTCACAAGGGGATCATGACAAAGAGAAGTGAGATCGTGAACCACAGGAATGTGGTGGTTTACAAGTTATGTCCGGGGAAGGGCAAAGAAGACATAATCAAACAATGGAATTTACGGAACAGGACTATGGGGAGGGAAGATGAATGATAAAGATGGGATCTCACCGGGGGCAAAGAAGTTTATGGATAATGTAAGGGAGATGTACGGGGGAGCGATAGAACCCGTTGCCATTACCCCTCGGATATTGATAAACTCATTTCCCAAGAGCGGTACTCATCTGGCTATATTGGTCACTTCGCATCTAGCCGAGAGACAGACCCCACAACATTGGGTGGGAACGTTCCATGATAATAGTTGGAGTACGGATTGGGTGGATGTCGATTATACGGTAGGGATAATCAAGGCTCAACCTCCGGGAACGTGGATGAATGGTCATCTTGGTTATAAGCCTGAGATTGATAGTGCTCTGCGAGAGATGGGAACTGCGGTGATATTCGTCTACCGGGATCTTCGGGATGTGGTGGTGTCACAGGTTTACCACATCGAGAACCCCGATGACAATTTATATAAGCATCCGGGGAAGGCTGAGTTTATGGATCTGGGATCTCATGAAGACAGGATCGAGAAGGTTATAACCGGACTTGGGAAGTATGCTGGCATAATAGAGAGATGGGAGTTATATGCCGAGTGGGTGTTTAATGATTGGGTTTATCCGGTCAGGTATGAAGATATGATAGGAGACAGGGAGGGGGTTGCAAGTGGGATAATTGATTTTGTGCTCAATAGATCTCTTAAGGATGAGCCGGGGATTAAGATGTTATTGACGAGCAACATCCATAATGCTTTCAATTATGCGGTTGATATTATGGGGAGAACTGACTTATCATCCAGTTTCCGCAGGGGGAAGGTGGGGAGCTGGAAGGAGGAGTTTACTGATCAACACAAGAAGATCTTTAAGAAGTTGGCTGATGATTGGCTTATAATATTGGGTTATGAAGAAGATAACAGATGGTAGAGGAATAACTATGAGTGATGAGATTGGAATAGAGCAAGAAGGTCCTAAGAAGAAGGAACTGGCAGAGATGGGGCTAAATGAGTTGATATTTAGAATGAAGTTAGTTAAAGCTACGATCCGGTTTGTCAGGGAGCAGGGCGACCCTCATGGCGTTATAGATCGGTATAAAGAGCAACAAGAGAGGATTGGTGCCGAACTGAAAAAGCGCAGATGGGATGATAAGGGGTTGGAGAAACCCGAGGCTATTGCAATCGGTTTAAAACCTGCTAAAATAAAGGGGATCGTGCCAAGATAATTAGATAAGGAAGGTGTTAATATGGCTGAAGGTGATGCATCAATTTACAACCATTTTAAAGAACAGATTTTATTGGGAGCGATAGATTGTAGTGGAGACACATTTAAGATCATGCTATTGGGGGCAGGTTATTCCTTCTCTCCGGATGGGAATAATGGTTATGCCAATGTGTCTGCGCAGGAGATCTCCCCAACCGCCGGGTACAGCGCAGGAGGAGAAACGCTAACCGGGCTGACTGTTACTCAGAATGACACAGGGGATTATGCAAAATGGGATGCGGGGAATGTCACTTGGAGCAGTCTGGCGACTGCGGTGATTGATAATGCGATAATTTATGATGACACAATCACAACTCCGGTGGCTAAGCCTCTGTGTGTGCATTTTGTTATTGAGACAGATAGCAATGGTGGTGATTACAGTCTGAACTTTAATGCTGGTGGGATCTTACAGGTAAGTTAATTGGGAGGGATGGGATAATGTCCTTCCCTAAAATCCAAAATGAATACTGGGAATGCATTGGGGGATATTTGCATTCCCGGTTGTGTTGTCTGGGGGATAGATAGTATGAGGTGGTGCATCTATTATGCGGATGGATCGATATACACAGGGGAAGATGGGGTTGGGGTTGCTGAGGCTCCGGTAGTGGGAGTGCAGTTTATAGCGCAGGAAGACCCCAAGCATGTCTGGGTTGCTCTGTCTGGGAGTGATTATTTTATCTGGGATGTCAGGGATGGGATCGCAAAATGGCGTTGTTGTGATTATGCTGGATACCAGACTTATATGCGTGAGATCGGGCTAAAGAAGGTGTTGGTTGGATCTTGGATCGGTGATAATGAGTATGAGGAGATCAGCAGGAGGGTGTTGGATGATCTCCAAGTTGGCAGGAAGTCCGGATTTGCTTGGTGGGAGAAGAGATGAGAGATAAGATAATAAGTTCCCACAAGAGCGGATGGATACTGATTGGCTCATGGTGGTATAACGTAGAAACGGGGAGGGTGATTGCGCCTATATCCGGTGGGGGATCGAATAGCTATGCCCAGCAAGCATATCGGTTTGTGAGCGACGATGGTGCCGCCAATTCTGGTACTCTGGAAGGAGCTGGCAATAATTCTCCTGTATCCCAACAGACTGGCACGGATAATCGAAAACGTATCAGGGTTGTGGTTGAAGAGACGACCGGGAATAAAACGGAAACTCAATATTTCGAGATCTGGGCGTCATATGATGGGGGAGCGTATTTTCATGTAACAACATCCTCCAGCATAGTGAGATCGATTGGATCATTTAATTCTGGGTGGACGTGTACGGATGAGGATGCCACCACAGCAAGATTAGGTTATGCTGGCTCATTTACAACGGGTAGATGGGATGACGATGGGGCTGTGGAAACTGGCGTACAGATGAATGGTCAGTACACAGAATGTGAATTTTGCTATTACCTCATTGATGCGGATGTGGCGGATGCAAAGGTTATCCTGATCGAGTTGCGGAAGTCTGGGGGAGGCGCATTAAATGCCTATAACCAAAGACCGCAGATAACGGTAGATAAGGGTGCGGCTCCAATCAATGTAAATCTTGGTTATGGGGCTGTGTCTGCGACAGGTCAACAATTGGATGTTGTTCCCGGTGCTGTGTCTGTGGGATTGGGGGTTGGATCTGCGAGTGTAACCGGACTACAGGCTGATATCAGCGCCCCTCCTCCGACCACAAGTGTTGATTTAGGGTTGGGATCTCTTGCTGTCACAGGGTTGCAGTCAGATGTCATCCCGGGTGCAGTGGGAACAGATCTTAATTCTGGGGCTGTGTCAATTACCGGGCAACAGTTGAGTGTAGATGCGGGTGTTCCGTGGCCGTACTCGGATGATTTTGAGGCATATACAGCTTCAGCGGTATTAGGTGGGCAGGGTGTCTGGGTTGCTGTTAATTCCAATATTTATGTGGTAGATAATTCTGGGGATAATGTAGTTAAGGGCAATGCCGCAAATAACGAGAGTTGTGTGAGAGCGGATGTCGCACCAGATAGTGCGGATTATTTTGCTCAATTAAAGCTGGATGCTGTGACAGGGGGAGGGTTCATTGGTCCTGCGGTGAGGTGCCAGAGTGGGGCTGCGACATATTATGCGCTTTATGCTGATACTGCAGATATATATCTGGGGAGAGTGGTTGCTGGATCTTGGAGCACATTGGATAGTGTAACAGGAGGCACAATATCGGGAGGGGATGTGCTCAAGCTGGCTGTAGTTGGCACAGGTGCCACAGTATCATTGACCTGTTACAGGAATGGGTCATTAATCACAGACATCGGTACAAACGGCACATATAATGACAGCTCCGGAGATAGGATCACAACGGCTGGGTATGCAGGAGTTGCCGGGTGGAACAATCTTAATACATATGGGGATGATTTTGAGGCTGATAATCTGGGGATTGCGCCTACCAACATTAATCTTGGTTATGGGGCAGTATCGGTTGATGGTCAACAATCATCTATTATTCCCGGTGCAATCGGGATCGGGTTAGGTTATGGGGGGATCTCTTCTATTGGTCAACAATTAGATGTTGTTCCGGGATCGATGGCGATCGAACTTGGTTACGGGGGGATCTCGGCTAGCGGGTTACAGGCTGCGGTTGTGGTCGGTGCGGTTGCGGTAGAGTTGGGGTATGGGGGGGTTAGCATCAATGGGTTGCAATTATCGGTAGGTGCTATAACGGAGATCTTATTAGGTCAGGGATCACTATCCATATCCGGTAGGCAGTTGGTTGTAAACAGGGAGACGAGGATTGGGTTGGGTCTGGGTGGATTGTCCATTTCCGGATTGCAAGCATTGTTGGTGCCGGGAGCTGTGGGAGTTGGTCTGAATTATGGGGGATTATCGATTGATGGGCAACCGATAACAATAGGTGCGATAACCGAGGTGTTTTTGGGTTATGGTCAATTATCTGCATCAGGGTTGCAATTGGATGTTGTACCGGGTGGGATTGGGGTTGGTCTGGGGTATGGATCACTAACTATCTCCGGTCAAACTCTCACAATTGTTCCTGGGGCATTTTCGCTCGATTTAGGGTATGGAAGTATAGTAGCATCCGGAAAGTCGCTTAGTGTTGTTCCCGGGGCTGTAGGCGTGGAGTTAGGGGTAGCTTCACAAACAATCTCTGGGTTGAGGCTCTCTGTTGGTGCGGTTTTATTGATAGATCTGGGTTATGCATCTCTGGGGATGGGTGGATTACAGTTGGATGTCATCCCGGGGGCTCGCAGTTTGGATCTTGGTTTGGGATCTCTTCTCGCATCGGGAAGGCAGTTGGTTGTAACGCCGGGGGGGATCGCACTACCGATGGGGATGGGGAGTTTATCAGCGACCGGGCAACAGTTGGTTGTCTACAGTCATGCGACCATTAATTTGGGTCTGGGGGGGATCGCAATAGCAGGGTTGCAATCCAATGTGACTGTGGGATCTGTGATAACTTTGTTGGGTCTGGCTTTGGTAGTGTTGAATGGTCGGCAGTTGAGTGTAGATGCTCCTGCGTTGGTATCCCCCGGCTATGTGGATATCGGGGATTATGCGTTATATAATGTCGTGTTGAATAATGAGGTTTTGACGATTGTCACCCTGCGGGATAATGCCGCAAATAATGTCAGATTGAGGAATGATTGATATGGCAGCGAACGTTTATGATATTGGAGATATTGTCCGGGTTTATGGCGACTTCACAGATAAGGATGGGGTTGCTACTGACCCAACGAGTGTATTTTGTAGTTATCGGAGGTTACCCAGCGGGGGGCTTCACGTATTCCAATATGGGGTTGATGTCGAAGTGAAGAAAACGGCTGTGGGATCTTATTATATGGACATCGAGGTAACTCAAGAGGGAAGGCACTATTATCGATGGTTTTCCGAGGGTACGGGGAAGACCGGAGGGGAAGATTATTTTGATGTTGAAGAGTTGAATACCACTACTTGATGGGAGAAGGAGATAATAAATGATAGACGGTAAATTACCGGGCGTTGGAGATCCAGATTGGGAGAACAGAATAGTTGGGCATGATGTCATCCCGGCTAGCGAGTTATTGGCGAACCCTGCGAATTATCGTATACATCCGAGGTTCCAACAGGAAGTTGTTGCTGATAGTTTGAATGATATTGGATGGATAGATGGGGTGACAATCAATAAAAACACTGGGGTTGTGGTCAATGGTCATCTTAGAGCAACGCTGGCTCTCAGGAAGGGAGATGATACCCCCGTTCCGGTTGATTATGTGGACTTGACGGAAGAAGAAGAGGCGTTGGCGTTGGCGGTTTTCGATATGTCTACCGGGCTCGCTGGGGTTGATAAATTGAAGTTACGAGAGTTGATGGATAAGGTAAAAACTCAATCTAAGCCGATTATGGACATGCTAAAAAAGCATGCTAAGACATCAGGAGTTGAGGCGGGGGTTACTGACGAACCGGAGATCAAGATAAGTCCTGAGTTATATGAGAGGCAGGACTATTTGGTTTTTTATTTTGAGAATGAGTTTGACTGGTTGGTGGCATGTGAGAAGTTTGGAGTTGAGACGGTATTGACTGCCCAAGTTGGCACGAAAACTCTCAAACAGAAGGGGATGGGAAGGGTACTAAACGGGAAGTTGTTGGTAGATGGCAGATTGGATCAAGAGGAGGAAGAGTGATGGTGTCCTTCCGGTGTTTATTGTTTGGGCATAATTGGAGACAGCATTTAATCCGCAGGGCTAATAAATGGGTTATGGTCTGCGATCGGTGTGGGAAGATGAGACAGTTGAGATTGAGGATGGATAATGGATAGGATAGATGAGAGGATTACGGTCGCTATAAGGTCATATGGAAGGGCTGGGAATGTATTGACGGCAAATACAGTCCCCTTTGCTGAGATCTGGGTTCCAGAAAAACAGAAGGATGAGTACGAAAAACATTATCCGGGAAGAGTTGTAACCATTCCAGACGATGAAGATGGAACTCTCCAGAAGAAGGCTAACGCCATATTGAACCATGCTGAAACTCCATGGATATTGATGCTAGACGATGATATATCGGGGATCGGCTATTGGGAGAGGGGTGACCATTTTTGGTGTGACGAAGGTTTTTTGAAGTTGTTTTTTGTCCATTATTTCGAGATGGCAGATCAACTCGGCGTGCATCTCTGGGGCATCAACCAAGCTACTGATTGTATGTTTTATAGGACTATGACCCCGTTTGCTCTACTCGCTCCAATTTTAGGTCCTTTTGGTGGTCATCTTAATCCGGTATTGAGGTATGACGAGAATACGGGCGGGAAGGAAGACTATGATTTTTGGTTACAAAATATTGCTAAATATCACCGAACTTTCAGGGTAAACAAGTATCATTACCGAAGACCAGCGGAGAAACAGAGAGGGGGGCTTAGTGTTATTAGGACATTGGATTGGGAGTTAAATGGCGCAGATTATATGGCTAATAAATGGGGAAGATCGGTGTTTAGAGGAATTGGCGGCACTGTGGGTGGGAAGGCGGCAACTGGAAAAAACATTTTGAACAGCAATGTTTCCATCCCTATCAAGGGGTGTTAAAGGTCAATTATGGAGCAGATTGCACTATAATTGAGATAATCTGAACTGAATTGGATCATATGGTGATTACTGGTACGTTATTTGAAGATAAATTGTTGCGTGTAGATATAAGAATATAAGGTGTTTATAGGGTATGGATACCCTATAATGAATGCTTAGGTGAAAGTATGGTGCAAAAACACAAGGGCAAGAGGAGGTCAAACGGTCAGTTGGCTCGGGATCGCAAAATAATTGCGGATCTCTACCTTCAAGGGCGTCTACAATCGGAGATTGCGGAGGTGTTGAATATATCCCCTGCGACTGTTAGTAGAGACATCAAGCAGTTGCAGAAGGAATGGATGCAGGATGCAATCTCGAACTTCGATGAGAAGAAGAGTATTGAGTTGGCTAAGATCGATAAATTAGAGAGAACCTATTGGGATGCATGGGAGAGATCGAAACAACCAACCGAAACTCAGATGCAAGAGGTTATTGAGAAGGGTGGTGGATTGGAAGAAGGGAATAATGGGTTGATATCCAAGGGGAGAACCACGATGGTCGGTAGAGATGGCGACCCGAGATATCTTGCAGGGGTGCAATGGTGCATCGAGAAGAGGACGAAGATATTGGGGTTGGATGCGGAGACAAAGTTTGATATGACTTCCAAGGGAGAGCGGTTATATGGGTCTGGGTTTATCAGCATTATCGAACACGGCAGTTAATGTTGGTGTTCTGTCAGAACCGAGGATGCATCGATTTTCGCTCCCGATTAAGAGTGAAGAGGATCTCCGGGAGTTTGTCTGGCTCTCTTGGGGTGTCAGGATACCGGATATACAGGTGTGCGAGGGGCATGTATCACCGTGGCGTGCATTCTCGGATGCTTATTTTGCGATAGATCCGGTATCGGTGTGGAAGGCATCCCGAGGGTTTGGGGGGAAGAGTTATCTGTTGGCTTTATTAGGTTTAACCGAAGCTGTTACACTGAAGGCAGATGTAAACATACTTGGTGGCTCAGGTTTGCAATCTGAGAGGGTTCACTCCTACATGCAGGAATTTTGGAATTATGACAACGCTCCGAGGTTTTTATTGGCGTCTGACCCGATAAAGAGGGAGACGAGATTAGGTTGGGGTTGTAATATCCGGGCTTTGATGGCATCCATGTCATCTGTGAGAGGTCCGCACCCTCAGAGATTGAGAATGGATGAGATAGACGAGATGGATTTAAGGATCTTGGAGGCGGCGCAGGGGCAGACGATGGGGAAGGGGGATATCCGCTCCCAGACGGTTATGTCATCAACGCACCAATACGCTGCGGGAACAATGACTGAGGTGTTGAAGAGAGCCAAGGGATTGGGGTGGGGGGTATACCAATGGTGTTATCGTGAAACCTCGGCAGATCCGGTAGGATGGTTGGATAAGGAAGAGGTTGCTAGGAAGAGAACAGAAGTAACCAAGGCTATGTGGTTGAATGAGTATGAATTGCAAGACCCCTCCCCAGAGAGCAGGGCGATCGATGGTCGGGCGGTTGGCAAGATGTTCCGAAGAGGGTTGGGGGAGTTTGTTGGGGCTAATAATGAGTATATTGAGATCGAGGAACCGGAGGAAGGTGCGGATTATGCTCATGGTGCGGATTGGGCTCGCAAGCAGGACTGGACAGTTATTATCACTTTTCGAGTGGATGTAAATCCGATAAGGTTGGTGGCGTTCAAGAGAATGGGGAGGATGCCTTGGGATGTCATGGTGGGAGAGTTGGATAAGAGGGTGGCGAGATATGGGGGATCGGGATCACATGATGGAACGGGTTTGGGGGATGTCGTGGATGGTTATTTGCAATCCCCCGGCATTGAACCCGTAGTGATGGTGGGAAGAAGGAGATCCGACCTGTTATCTCAGTACATAGCGGGGATCGAGAGGGGGGAGATCGAGAGCCCCTATATTGAATTTATGGAGAATGAGCATAGATTGGCGAGTGTGGATGATATTTATGGGTCTGGACACCTCCCAGATAGTATCGCTGCGGGTGCTTTGGCTTATAATTCGAGGGTTGCAGGAGTGTATTTTAGATGAGAAAACCTACATTTATGACGAGATTGAAGATGGCGATTGATTACTTCCGGTCTGGGAGATCTCCGGTTAGGTCGCAATATTGGGGATCTGGGATCGAGGGTAAGCAATTCCCAATGTTGTATCCTGATTACAGGGAGGGTACGCCACAATGGCATATTGTCAATTATGACAGTTATGTTGAAGAGGGGTTTGATGCAAACTCCCTGATATATTCTGCGATCATGTATAAGGCAAGATCGGCAGGGTTGGTCAAGTTGAGGGCTTATTCTGGGGATGTGGATAATCCTGAGCCATTATCTCCGGATAGACCACTATCACAGTTGGTAGCTCGCCCGAACCCTTCTACGAGTTGGCGTGAATTTCAGATATTGCAGACCGTATACTTCAATCTGGACGGGAACGCATACACGTATTATCAGAGACCGAGGGGGGGTGGTCTTCCGGTAGCCATGTACGCACTCAGACCCGACAGGACTTTTATAGTGCCGGGAAGGGACGCGTCAAGGGATATCCGGGGATATTTATATGTTCCCGAGGGTAAACAGGCGAGGGATGGTATCCCGATGTTGGCGCAGGATGTAAGCCATGTGAAGTTACCGAACCCCGGGGATGAGTTGGATGGGTTTGGTTATGGGTTATCTCCGGTCGCTCCTATGTCGAGGTCTGCGGATGTGGATAATATGGTGACCAATTTTATAAAATTGTTTTTTGAGAGGGGAGCAATAGTGCCGGGGATCTTACGGTTTGAAACGGCTATGAAGGATGAGGTTGTGGATGAGATTAAGAGAAGGTGGGCTGAGACTTATGGAGGCTATGAGAATTGGGATGAGGTCGGGGTATTAGATCGGGGTGGAAGTTATGAGAGGATTGGGATGGGGTTTGATGAGATGGGGTTTGAGACGCAGGATGAGCGCAACGAGAGCCGCATACTAGGTCCTTTGGGCGTTCCTCCGATATTGATAGGAACAAGGATCGGGTTGAAGAGATCAACGTATGAGAATTGGGAGCATGCAAGGCGAGCATTCTGGGAGGATGTCCAGATACCGGAGATCTTATTATTTGAGGATGATTACAAGTATTATTTGCAGGATCGAGATGGGAAGGAGTGGGTTGCGTTCGACTTCTCAGATGTGCCAGCGTTACAGGTAAACAAACCAGAGATGGTTGTTGCTTTTACCCAGTTGGTATCCTATGGAGTGCCAAAGCACAGAGCTGCGAGTTTATTGAATTTAGATATCGGGGATCTTCCGGATGGGGATACTATCTACATGATCTCAACACTAGTGCCGATGGGGAAGGCGGGTGATGGAACTGAGGATGGCGAGGTGGAAGAAGGAGATATGGAGGAGAGTACGGATGAGGCAGGGGGAGCGGATGAGGGTGTTCCTGAGCCTGAGGCAGAGGAAGAGAGCGAAGATCTGGGGAAGGGGTGGTGGCAGGAAGGTAAAGGAGATGAGTACGGGAATTGGAGTTATCCTGATATATCCCAAGAAGGGATATCGGGTACATCTGGGTTGATAGATGGGATCTTGGAGGGTGGGGAAGATCGAAAAAAAGACTAGAGGGGCGCCTAACCCCTGAGCAAAAACGGGCATATGCTAAGAAGAACGATGATATAGCCAATGAGTTTGTTGATGATTTCGTGAAGGCTGCGGATAGGGCATTTGACAATGATCTTCGGGCAATGTTGGCTATATTGAAGAAGGCTAAAGATAAGTCGCTCAGGGAGAAGGCTAGTCCTGATTATGATTACATCCGGTCGATGGCTCAACAGTATTTTGACAGGGAGGCATGGGAACAATGGCGCAGGGAGTTTCAGCCAATGATCACAAAGTTGGTCATCCGCAGGGGGGAGGAGATGGCTAAGGATCTGGCAGAGTTTGGGTTTAGGTTTGATGTCCAGAACCTGCAAGCAAGGGATTGGTTTAATAAGTACACCCTGAGATTTGCTCAGCCGATATGTGATACCACGAACAATGATATAAGAAGGTTATTGGCGGGTGTGAAGAGGAGTGGTAAGACGTTATCCGAAACTCAGAATTATTTGACATCAATGTTTAGGGCATATCAGGGAGAGACGTTAGATCCAGATGAGTGGGCATGGTATGAAGAGAGATTACCCAGACACAGGACTGAGAATATAGCCAGAACCGAGACATTGAGGGCGGCTAATGCTGGATCTCATGAGATCCATAAGATGTGGGGAGTGGGGTGGAAGGAGTGGTTGGCGACATATGATGATCGGGCAAGACCGGAACACATGACGGCAGGATCTGAGTACAAGGAAGGGGGGAGCATTGGTCCTATTCCGATAGATCAGCCATTTATAGTGATGGGGGAAGAGTTGATGTATCCGCATGACCCTGCGGGATCTCCAAAGAACTTTTGCAATTGCAGATGTACGACTGCGCCTTTCTTCCCGAAGGAGGTTGTTGGTGGGGAGGAAGTTGAGCCCGAACCCGAACCCTTTAGAGCTCCCGATCCCATAGATATTGTCAGAGCACCACAGCCGGGAGGGAAGAGGGTTAGTGAGGCGATATCGGTTGAAGATAGCAGATTTATGCAGGAGAATTACCAGAGGACGTTGGATATTATTGATGAGTTACATGGAACAGGGGAGATAGAACTACCGCAAATTCCTGCCTATAGTGTTCCTAAGGATGTTGGATGGCATGGGGAGTTAGGGTGTGACTTTTTTGAAGTGAAGGGGGAGCAGAGACTTAGACCGTTGAATATAAAGCTCTCCAAGGGATCTGACCACCCCGGCTTGACTTCGGCGCACGAAACTGGTCACTTCTTGGATCTCTCTGGGATCGGGAAGGGGGAGTTTATGAGATATGAAGATATGTTTGCGTCAAGGATATATGACTATCTGGACATGAAGGAAGTTATGGAAACTATCAGGGAGACGGAGGCTTATAAGACATTATTCCTTCAATATAGAGTACCACATAGGTTTGAGACATCAATGGAGATTGGTGGTTTGACCAAGACGGTATATCCTTCTCCAGAGTATGCTCAATACTGTCTGCAATCGCATGAACTGTGGGCTAGGGCTTACAGTCAATGGGTTGCCATGAAGAGCAATGATGCTGTGTTATTGGGGGAGCTTGCATTGGTGAGATCGGATAAGATTTATGGGAACTCGGTATATTGGTCAGATGAGGACTTTGCTAAGATAATGGATGCAATAGATAATCTATTTGCGAAGTTAGGATGGACAGAATGATTAAAGAGATAGTAGATGCATTGGATGGTGATATGGAGCGGGTTTACTTGGTATGCCAGCGTCAGTTGGGGATCTCCCGGAGTGATGTTGATTTTATGTTAAATATAGAGTTGGGGAAGATAACCGGAGATGTCGCTTTATATGAGAATGGTGAGAGGGTAGGCTATTATGAAGAAGAGATACAACCATTGTCAGAAGATTAATTTAGGTGCATAATTAGGACAATGTAGGTTGGAAGAAGGTTATGCCAAGAGAACTAGATATCCAGTTGAATGTTACGACAGAAGGGATCGGGGGGAGATGTGCTCACAGGTGGGGGAGTTATAGTGATGGTAGAGGGATAAGGGTATTGATTTGCGAATTGTGTGGGGGGAGAGTTGATATAGCCATTGGTGGGGCTAGTGATAATTATTATCTGGTACGGGTGGGGGATAGAGTTGGTCCTACGGAAGTGAAGGGAAGGCGACTATGAGAATACCGATAGATCAAGTGCTGTCCGAGGTCGATAGGGCAGAGGATATTGCGAGATCGATATTGGGGAGCGATTATGTGTTAGACCGGGATATATTGATAAGAAGGTGTGGTTATGTGGGTGCTCTGTGGAGATTGGCAGGGAACTTTATTTGTGAGATCGGGGGAGATCTCGGTTTATTGAATGAGATTGGGGAGAAGGTACACGGGAGAGGAATGATATCGCTGAGGTTGTTTGAGAAGGGCAGGAAGAGCGGTAACGGGAAGAGGAAGACATATGATATATGAAGATGGATTTAAATCGCTTAGCGTCGTTCCTGACAACGCAGGGAGAAGATTGGATGCGGTTGCGGAATGTGATGGATATTGCTATACTCAAGAGGAGAGGTGAATTATGGAGAAGAAAACAGTGCCTTCGATATATTTGAAGGCTGATAATGAGACTGGAATAGTTGAGCATATTATTGCGGTTATGGGCAACGTTGATATGGGTGGGGATGTCATCCACAGCGGAGCGTTCACCAAGACAATCAGCGAGAGGGGTGGGAAGATTAGAGTGCTTGATAACCACAATTACGATAGTGTGTTGAGGGTTGTTGGTAAACCTGTGCAGATGAGGGAGATATCCCGAGGTGAACTCCCTGCGGAGATCTTGGATAAGTATCCGGATGCAGATGGGGCTTTGTGGGCTAAAACCCAATTCCTGTTAGATACTCCTGAAGGTCTGGGAGCATTCAAGAGGATCAAGGCAGGGGCGGTAGATGAATGGTCGATTGGTTATGATGCTCTTGATTTTGATTATGAGAGGAGTGAGGAAGATGGGAAGACTATCCAAGATATTCGCCACCTCAGAACGCTCCGATTATGGGAGTATGGTCCTGTTATCTGGGGAATGAACCCTGCGACAATGACGTTGTCTGCCAAGGCGGTATCGGGATCAACTTCATTACCTCTTGCGCCAAGAGATCGCCCATGGGATGCCACATCGGCAGTCCGCAGGATGAGAGATTGGGCGGGTGCGGAAGATGTGCCGAACTCGAAGTATCGCTCCGGTTTTTTCTATTATGACCCTGATAATGTTGATAATTTTGGTGCCTATAAATTGCCTTTTGCGGATGTGATTGATGGAACGTTATATGCAATCCCACGAGGGATCTTCGCTGTAGCGGGCGGAAGGGGGGTGGATGCTGCGGATATTCCCCCGGGCGATAAGGAGGCAATCAAGGGGAAGGTAAACTCCTATTATGCTCGGATGAGGAGGGAGTTTGACGATGATACCTTGACAAGTCCTTTCGAGAAGGGGGAAGATGGGGGGGAAGAGGTCAAGGATCGCTTTGCTGATCGGCTGTATTCTGGGTTGGTCGGATATATCCAGACATCTGTTAAGGAGTTGGTCAAGGGGATCGAAGAGGAAGAGAAGTATAAGTTTATTTCAGAGATGGATGAGCGATTGGCAGAATTATGCTTGACTATTCCTGAGAATATTGCTAATATTGATATCGGTGCTATTGAGGTGGAAGAGGTGGAAGAAGTGGGGGATCTCTCCGAAACCGATGGTAGCGAAGAAGAGACAGAAACAGGGGAGCATGAAGAGGTCGGGACGGAGGCTGAGAATGACCAACCACCCACCTTCGAAGAAGAACTGTTGAACGTTATTGATAATGAATTGATGGATTTAGATATTTTGGAGGAATTGACATGAATTACCAAGCAAAGCTTGATGAGGCAAAGGCTAAATTTGCTGAGGCTCGGGCTCTCCTGTTAGACCCCAATTCTACGGTTGAGGATAAGGGTAGGGTTGAAGGGTTGATGGAAGAGGGGCGAGCGTTGAAGTTGCAGGCGGCTCAGTTACAGGAGATCTCGGATAGCTTCGATGATATCCTGGCTAAGCATGGTGCCGAGAGATCTGAGGAAGTTGACGGAGAACCGGAGCAGAGAGGGAAGAAGAAGTTTGCGGATTGGTCGGATTTCCTATATTCTGCGTGGCGTGCCAACCACAAAGATGGATCATTCCGGAAAACTGATCCCCGGTTGGTTTACTTTAAGGAAGAGCCTAAGGATGGGATGTCAGAGTTAGAGACGAAAGTCATGACCGAGGGTACTGGTGCTTCGGGTGGCTTTTTGGTTCCCTTGGAGCAGATGGCTGAATTACAGGGAGTTATCGCCAATAACTCTATTGTGAGGAGCAGGGGTGCAACGGTTATCCGTATGCGCCGAAGGCAGATCTCACTTCCGGTATTAGATCAAACCGGAACGACCGCAGGAGTGCCACATTGGTTTGGTGGGCTTTTGTTTTACTGGGCGGAGGAGGCGACCGAGAAGACGGTTAGTGATGCCTCATTCCGTGAAGTTGTATTAACGGCTCATAAGCTGATCGGTTACACAACTGCGAGTGATGAGTTGGTGGATGATGCGGCTATATCTCTGGGAGATTTCCTGTCAGGTCCGCTAGGATTTGCGGGTGGCGTATCGTGGATGGAAGATTACGCCTTCATTAATGGATCTGGGGTTGGTCAACCCTTGGGTGTCATCAACGCCGGGGCAACCATAACTGTAAATCGGGCTGCAAAGAACCTGATTGGTTATGGGGATCTGTGCGATATGGTTGAGGCATTCTTACCTTCTGGTACGGGATCGTGGACGCTAACTCAGTCGGCTTTGAGCTCCCTTCTGCAGTTACAAGGTCCTGCGGGCAATCCATCTTATATCTGGGGATCTGCGATCAGCGGTGGTCCTGCAACTCTTCTGGGATATCCGGTCACATTCTCGGAGAAGAACCCGAGGATCGGAACTGCGGGTGATGCGATCTTGGCAGATTGGAAATATTATCTGATTGGAGATCGGCAGGCAACCACAGTCGAGAGTACCCAGTACGATTTGTGGCGCTATGATAAGACCTCTTGGCGTGTTGTTCACCGGGTGGATGGTCAACCTTGGTTAAGTGCTCCCCTGACTTATCAGGATGGTACTACTCAGGTGTCGCCATTCGTTATTCTTGGTGCCAAGAGTACGTAAGATTTAGTGGAATATAAAATTTATGGGTGGGGAGTGCGGTTAATAAATTGCGCTCCCCTTCCAAGGAGTTGATGATAATGGCATTCACAAAACGATTTTCAGAGGTTTGCTATCCCCTTGACAGTTTTCACGCAGACAGTCAGGCAGCAGGAACGGTATCCGGCACGAAGGTAAGTTTGGAGAATTATCACCGGGCTGTGTTGGTGGTAGATGTTGGAGATATGGCGGCAGGGGCGACGTTTGATGCATCGATAAAGCAATCAGACGATGCGGCTGGCACGACTACCAAGGCTATTACCGGGAAGGCAATCACCCAGCTTACACAAGCTGGAGGGGATGGGAACGAGATTGTATGCATCGAACTTCGAACAGAAGAACTCGATGTGTCAGGTGGGTTTGATTATGTTTATTTTGAGGCGGTTGTTGCGACCAACGCCGTAGAGTTTAGTGCTGTACTTTATGGGATCGAACCCCGTTACGCACCCGTTCCCACTACCAACTGGTCGGAGATTGTTGATTAGTTGATTATTGCTGATCTGTTGGTGGTATAGCCTCCAGTTAAAGGGGAAGAGGGGTTTAATCTCCCGGTTACCACTCTTCCCCTGCAGCTTATATCTGGGAGTGGAGTTAGATTATGGCAGTTTGGGTCAGGTTACTAACTGTCCAGTATGTTGAAGAGAATGGCAAGAATGTAACCAAGTATCCCGGTGATTGGGTGAAGGTATCGAAGAACTTAGCCTCCCTGTGGTTATCAACGGGGGGAGCAGAGATACCGAACATCAACAAATATAAAGATTTTATAAGTCCTGATGCGGGGTTGGTTGTATTAGGATCTGGGGGGATAGCTAAGAAGGTGGTTGAGCCTTTAATGGTGTGGTCTGGGATTATTGAAGGAGAACCGCAAATCGCATTCAAGCAAAATATTATATGGGACATGTCGCTCTCTGTGAGAAGGGAGCTTTTTTTGGTTGGGTTGTCCTTCTTGGATCGATGGGATATCGCTGTTCCGTTATATGATTATGACCAACTGGCGTTGAGTTGTGGTACGGTGGAAGATCGGCTAAAAGCCAAGGAAGTGCTCAGGGATCTCAGAGTATTACAGTATGACACAAGGTTGATGTTTTGCCGGGATGTGCCAGCGACAAGGGATCTTATAGCCATATGGAGGGGGAAGATCGATGAGGGGATGCATAAGAGGTTGGCGTTTTTGGTCGCTTTATATATGGTCAAGCCGTTGATATTGGCGTTGCCAATGACATGGGTGTCAGGGGATGCAAGACCATAACGGGGTTGTGTATATCGCCTATGGGGATCGTGCTAGAAGAGAGGCAGAGATGTCGATAGCATCTCTGCGGAGATATCATCCGAGTTTGCCTGTGGTATTGATAGGAGATGTCAGGATTGATGGGATCTTGGGGGTTGAGTTTATAGATATGGCAAGGATCGATGGGGGAGGGAGATGGGCGAAGGTGAATTTAGATAAAGTGAGCCCATTCACTAGGACTTTATATATGGATGCGGATACGAGAGTACGAGGGGATCTCTCCGCAGGGTTTGAGATGATTGAGGATGGGTGGGATCTGGCTATAACGGTCAGTACCCAGCAGGATTATAAAGATGTGTTGTGGCATATCGGGGAAGAGGAGAGAAGAGAGACGTTGGAACTATTGGGATATTGTCCGGTGCAGTTGCAATGT